TTTCCTACGATAGGTTCGTTTCTTGGTAGTTGTGTTCATGGGGTGTACCCGTATAGCGGGCTCCGATTATCCCATGGACACAAAATTCATGACAGTCTCCGCCGCACGGCTCGAAGAACGTGCCGTCGGAAAGCGTGCAGAAACGGACGCATCCCATGTCGATACCGACACTGTCGCCGGCATGCCTGGGAGGCTCCATTTCGTACTCGGTTTGGATGGAAACGTGCCATCCGTCGGCTTGTCGGGAAACCGTCACATTCCTGGCCTTGCCTTGAATGACGCGGCTTCGCTTGTATTTGACCCAACCGATGCTCGGCAGATAAATCTGCCGACGTCCTTCGTCAATCTTGAAGCCCTGCGGGAAGCGGAAAGAGTCCGCCGTCACGAACTTCTTGTGCTTCTTCGGGAAGGCCGACAGTCCTTTGAAAAACTTCTGGAAAGAGCCCGTCAGATCCTTCAGCGATTGTTGGAGAACCTGAGAGTGCGTTTCCCTAAGCCAGGGATTCTTCTTTTTCCAAACCAACAGTTCGGAGCAAAGCTTCGCATAGCTGAGACGGAAGGCAGGATCCGCTGATCGACGCTCTTCGTTCCATGCAAGCCCTTGGTTGTACACCCAGCGCGTGCAACCGGCGAAGCGGGACATTTTCCTGTCCTGAGCTCCGTCGGGTTTCAGTTTGAACGAAAAGCCTTGGCGAATAATCATGCCTATATGATACTAGCGTTCATCGAAAAACACGCGGCTTATATCTCCGCCCTGAAGGACGAAGCTTTACGCCGCAATTGGGTAAATGAAGCCCCGACACCGCAAAAACGGTTCGGGGCTTCATCGTAAAAGGAATGGAAGAATTACTCGGCGTTCGTTTGGGCCTCTGCTCGGGCGCGGGCCGTACGACGTTTGGCGCGTCGGTAGTCACTTTTGAGCTTAGCGTCGTAGGCTGCGACCTTGGCTTCCGCAAGGTCGATCAACAGAAGCGCCAGCAGAAGCGTCGGAAAGAGGCCGTAGGCGACAGCTTCCGGCGTAGCGCTTGCGGTGGCTCCCAAGCGGTAACTCACGCTTAAGAGAAACGCAATCCACCAGGCCTTAAAGGGCAGATTGCCGGTTTTGAGGCGCAACGCGTCGCGCACGGCCGTCACGCGGTCTTCGCGCGCTAAGGAAGCCCGAAATACCCAGAGAAAGGCGATGATGTTGGCAAGTGCCACAAAATTAATCCAGTCGGTAAACGACATGTTTCAGAGCCCGAGTCGGTTGAAAGTCAAAAAATTGTACGAGGACGTTATTCTTCATCGCTGAAGAGACCGCCCGTCGGTGCGGGAAGCGTTGAGACGCAGCGGAAAACGAGAATACCTTCGGTGCCCGGCGCATCCTTACGCTTCTGGGTGACGGCGTCCAAAAGCTGCGCGCCCTTACCGTCTTTGCCGCAGTAAGCCTGTGCCTTTTCATTTAAATGTTCCCGCAGACGGATCGTACGGTCTTCCCATGGCCAGACGGCTTTGATCTGCCACGTGTCACCCACGACGTTTTCCATCGTTTCAACCCGTCCGGCGTAAAGCGCGGACTCTTCGGAAAAGTGTTGGCATCCGGCAAGAAGCGTCAGAACGATGGCAGAGAAGAGGATACGTTTCATCAGGTAACCCTGTAAAGGAAAAAAGTTCAAACAGTTTAGCGGGGGGTGGGCATTTGTGCCAACGAGTTCTGAAACCCGATGCGACGGGCGTCGTCAAAGACAAAGTCGGCGTTGTCCGTCACGAGGATGGGGGGCGCCGAGACGATCCCCGCACGCAACAGCGACCGATGATGACGTCGGCAGAGGTCGACGTCGGCCGCCGTCGTCGGAAAAAAGACGGCGGCCGTGTCGGAAGCCTTCTGAAGTAAAAGCGGTGCCTCGACGTAGTTGGTGTCGAGAAAATGCGCGAAGCGGATTTCGGGAAAAGCGTCTTTTAAGGCAAGATAAACGGCGTTGCGGGTGAGTGCCGTACGAAGCTCGGACGTAACTCCCGTGACGGCGTCTGAAAGCCATACGGAGAGCCCCGGTGCATTCCAACAGAGTTTGGGGCGCTGTTTGGCGCGGCGCGGTGCGGGTGCCGTCGCCGCGGGCAAGAGTTCAATCACCCCTGCGTCGGTGAGAAACGCGCACCAGTCACGGGCGCAGGGGCCGGAAATACCGCATCGGGCGCCGAGCCCCGCCCAGTTGAGTCCCGTGAAGGAGGCTTCGGAGAGGGCTTTCATAAAGCCGAAAAAAACATCGGCTTTTCTTACGCGCAGCACGGGGAGCACTTCGTCGGCAAAAAAGCGGTTGAACCATTGCGTCCATAGTAAGGCGGGTTCTCCGGGAATCGAGAGTCCGGCGGTTGCCAACGCTTGATCCGTCGCAGCCGACCAGACGAACGTTCGGTCGGTGAGCGTCAGAGCCCGGGGGGCGGAAAGACGGTGAGTCGTAAGACGGATGTCGAGCTGGCGGCATCGATTCTGCAGCGCCGAAAGACGTGCGGCCCCGAAATGACCGGCCAAGGTGAGCGACGGAATTTTCTGCGAGGCAAGCAACGGCAGCGCGGCGTCGACGGCGTCAAACGCGACGTGTACGTGATCAACCCAGAAGCCCCCGGCGTACTGCAGAAAGAATTCGTCCGGTGCGGCATGAAAGAAACGCCAAGCCCGGATGTCGGCGAGGTCGACGCGGGGCGACAGGTTGAGATACCGGTTTTGAGAGGCTTCGCGGCCGATTTCGGTAACGTAGAGCGTGAGAGTCGTATCAGTCGGCATGAGTGTGGCGGCGGTTCATCCGCGTCTCGAGCGTTTTTTGGTGGCGGAAGTAGAGTACCACGAGAAGCGTCATCGTGACGAGCCAGCTGACGGGGTACACCATCATGAGCGTATCAAACGTTGGAGACGCGGGAAAAACCGTATACACCCAAAGAATGCGGATGGAGCAGATGCAGACCAGCGTTACCATGGCCGGCGGTAGTGAATAACCGTAGCCGCGCATGGCGTCCGAAACCGTTTCCATCACAACGCTGATGAGTTCGGGGAGGACGACGTACCAGATGCGCACGATTCCGAGCGCGATGACGGCTTCGCTGTCAGAGAAAAAGCTTAGCATACGGTGCGCAAAGGCAATGACCACTACGATGAGAAGAGCGGTCGCAGCAAAGTTGATCCACATCGAAACCCAAGTGGCGCGGCGGCAGCGCGCAAGGTTGCCGGCACCGTAGTTTTGGCTTACGAAGGTGGTGGCGGCCAGGCCGAAGGCGTTGATGAAGCAGTAAACGTTGATTTCGATCGTGAAGGCCGCGACGGAGCCAGCCATGGCGTCGGCCCCCAGATTGTTGATCGCCTCCTGAATGATCATGTTGGAAAGCGAGAACACCATACCTTGAATCCCGGCGGGAAGCCCGATGCGTACCATGGCGTTTAAGGTCGGCTTGTCAAACTGCAGCAGACGGGAAAATTCCAGATGCAGCACGCCCGGCATCTTGAGCTGCTTCACAAAGAGAATTCCCGCCGCGAGACCGTTTGCGAGCGCCGTGGCAAGCGCGACACCCGCCGCGCCCATCGGAATCACCACTACGAAAAAGAGGTTTCCGGCGATATTGAAGACCGTGGCGACGATGAGGGCCATCAGAGGCGTATTCGTATCGCCTTTGCTGCGGAAGACGGCTGCGAGGAAGTTGTAGACGGTGATGAAGGGCAGCCCCAGGAGGAATACCCGTAGGTAGTTCGACGCATGTTCTACTACCGAATCCGGTACGGAAAGGAGGACCATGATTTCGCTGCAGAAGATTTCACCGAGCGTTGCGATCACGAGTCCCAGGATCAAGGCAAGCGCAAACGCGGTATGAACCCCGCGGTTGGCGGCAGCCTCATCCTTCATGCCGATGAAACGGGCGACGATGACGTTGGCGCCCAAGGCGAGCCCCATCGCAAGACTCACGACGGTACCGATCACCGGAACGTCGGTACCCACTGCCGCCATGGCTTCGTTTGAAACGAAGCGGCCGAGTACGGCGACGTCGGCAGCGTTAAAAAGCTGCTGAAGGACGCCGGTGAAGGCAAGCGGAACCGCAAAGAGAATGATTTTGTCCCAAAGGGAACCCGAAAGCATGTCCAGGGACTTGCGGGCAAAGAGCGCCATAGGTGGTCTCGGAAAGAATCTATGGGTAAAAATTGTAAAACGGACCGTCAGGGGAAGGAACCCCCGGGGATCGTTGTGAGACGATCAGGCAAAAAAGATGTTGATGTTTTTAGCGACTGAAAATGAAAAAGCCCGCCGGTGAAAGCGAGCTTATTCATTGTTCTCGAAAGAAAATCTGGTGCCCGGGACGGGCAGCCGCCTAATCTCGCATATCGGGGCAAGCCGCAGTATTACACGGTTTCCGGTTTTTGGAATGTCGCATATCGGGGCATAATGAAGCACGAATAGAGGTGGAGTAGAGGTGGAGCCTCTTGTTTTTCTGCAATCTTAGTTCAGAGAAACCAGCAACTGAAACCGGAGATGTTTCTATGCCGTCAGTGTCCAAAACTAAAGAGGGATCGTACCGCGTGCAATGGTACGACGCCAATCGCGTCAAACGCCAGAAGACGTTTAAAACCCGGGCAGAGGCTAAACAATACGCCGCAGTTTTGGAGTTGTCGCCGAAGACGAAAGCCGCGCGGATTACCGTCAAGCAGCTACTGTTGGATTATCAGGCAAACGAGACACCCAAAAAGCGAGGGGCTAAGTCCGAATATTTGAGACTCAGTAATCTTGCCGCTCGTCCATTCGCGCGGATGTATTTGGAAAAAATTTCCAGCGCCGACATTGAGCGCTACGTCCGTGACAGATTGAAAGAACCTTCAAGGAAAATTAAGGGGAACTCTGTCGCACCGGCCACGGTAAAGAAAGAGCTCACGACGTTGTCTGCGGTGTTTACGAACGCCGTCAAACTGGGGCTTATGGCTAAGAATCCGTGTCAAGGCGTGAAGCGACCGGCAGAACCGGATCATCGTGAACGGACGGCGTCGGAAGAAGACATAAAGAAGCTGATGGAGGCTTCCGGTTGGGATGGGGTTTCAGTGCCTCAGACGGAAACACACCTCGTGATGATTGTTTTTCTTTTCGCGTGTGCGACGGGGATGAGGTCCCATGAGATCCTGAGTATTGAAGAGTGCTGGATAAAAGGCCGGGCTTTAACGATTCCAGAAAAAACGACGAAAACCCTGCAAAAGCGGAAAGTCGCCTTGTCTAACGAGGCGCTGCGCCTTCTTGACCTTGCTAGAAAAGCGAAATGGTGTGAGGGGCGACTTTTCGGAATTCTCACAGATGGTACTCGGGACGCGCTTTTCCGAAAGATTCGCAGTAAAGCGGGACTTGGTGATGTGGTCGATAAGCAAAACAATATCATCGAAGAGGGCTTACATTTCCATGACAGCCGCGCGACGTTTTGCACGTGGGCCGCTAGTCCTAACCCCAAAACGGGAGCACCAAGGCTGGACGTGATGACGTTGGCACGCCAGTTAGGCCACAAAAACCCGAAAATGCTGATGAAGTATTACCGTCCGACGATGGATGACATTGCAAAGCGGTTGGACGAATAAAAAAAGCCCCGGCAACTCACTACGGTTGTAGCAGTTGTCGGGGCTTTTGATCTTAGTGACCGTTAGAACGGTAGGCGCTGTAAATAGTCAACGCGCCAACCACTGCGCACACAACTACGTAAAGGATGAAATCCGGTGTCATTCTTTTGCCTCGATAAAAGTAACCGCGCCTGAAACCACCAAACAAACCGTGCCGACGATTGCGCCAGCCGTGTTGGCTTGAAAGAAGGCATAACCAAAACCGACGATGCTCAACTTCTCCATGAAGTCAGCCCCGCGTTTCGCCAGTGCCTTCCACTGCTTTGGGGAAATCTGCAATTTCGATCCCTCCTTTTTGCTGAATATTACCGCATATCGGGGCAAGGCGCCGCATATCGTGGCGCCGCGCAAATAATCACGCGTTGCGAAGAGCGTGTAGAGCAAATTTTCCCTCTCGATCAAATTGGCTTTCCGCCCACGCTTCGACCTGCTTCCGCATCCATCGGTCACGCCCTCCAGGAGTGAGTTGTGCAGGCCGGGGAAATCCGGGCGATTCGAGGATACTTTCCAGTGCCGACGAGTTAGCGGTGTAACCAAAGAACGCCGCTACGTCATTACGGCTCATGGCGAAGGAGCTGCGCTTGGCAATCTCGGAGGCGATAAGTTTCGCCAGTTCTTTAAGATCAATATTGTTCATCGTTTGGTGTCCCATAAGCAGGTAGGAATATCGGCGAGGCGAAGGACTTCCGCCTGGATCATTTCGTTTGTAATCGGATACTTGCCGCGGGCTTCGAGCCGCTTCCCGGCGAACCATTCTTTTAGGGTCTGACCGGGGCAAACGTCCAAACTGTCGCGCACAAAGTCGGATGCCACGGCAAACCCGTCGGAGATCGTCTTGATCTCGGCGGCGGTAAAAATGAAGCCTTCGCATTTGCCGTCGTTATGCCGCTGGACGACGGATTTCAGCGCGTCCCCCGCGTCGTACATGAGTTTTGTCGCCTGTGCGACTTCATCCTTGTCCAGGTTCGTTCGATTGCCGAAGCCGCACAATGCATGATTGAGAACCCGCCGGGCGCTTTCAAGTGTGTCGAACTTTGCCGTTCCGGCAGGAAAGCTGCTGCGAATAGCGAGTTCACAAGTGTCGAGCTGATCCTGAATACCTTCGATGTCTTCTTTGGTGAAAATCGGAATGCGGCAGGGCTTCAAGCGACGTTTTTTCCGGGGTTTCTTATTCTTGGCCATTTTGTTCGGTCTCTATCAGTTTGCGAAGTAGGGCGGCTTTTATCGTCACCAAGTCCACCGTTTGTTTTAGGAAAGAACAGCTGTGCAGAAGCGTTTGAGGATCGGTGCCCGCAAGGCGTTCGGTTGCCTCGGCGGCGCTCATAACGGCTGTAGCGGCGTGGCGAATTTGGTTTTCAAGTAGCAGGCGTTTTCGGACGTGTTCCGAGCGGGCGTCGTTCATGAATAAAAAAGCGCGGGGGTTGTTGGCCTCCCGCGCTGGTACAGGGTTAGCAGTAATAAACCGGAATCTTCAATTCGGACCGAGCTTTCTCAACCACCTCGGCGGTGAGTTTGTCGCGCAGGTCGTCAAAGAAAGCGTCGAGGTTCCGGAACGACAGGATGAATACGATCTTGGTGCTCTCGACGATCCGATATCGCAGGTTGACGTAAAGCGTTACAACGTCCGCGTATCCCGCCACCGGACGCAACCGGATGTAGAAGTTACGCGGGATCATGATCGAACCCTCGCCGTCGTCCTTTTCGTTGTACGAAATCTGAACGCGACCGTTGTTGAGGTTCACGGACTTCTTGAATTCGACCTTCTTCACGTCGTGAAGGTTGGCGGCGAACCCAACGATTTCCGAAGAAGATGGCGCGTTTTTGTCGTCTTCCGGGCGGACGATCTCAAGGGAGTGTTCGTCCAAGAATTCGCAGAATTCCATTTGAGACATCGGCTGCTTGTTCTTGTCGAGCCAGTCCTGAAACTGCGGCGTCAGCTTCGGGGCGAAGTTCACCCTATGGTCGCGCCAAGACGTAACGCCGTCGGGCGCACCGTCGTCCATGATGCCCTCGGCAAGAACCTTGTCGGACTGCGGCCACGACTGACGGATGTTGATGGCTGTACGGGGCGTGATGTGATTCTTCGTGTATTCGATGAAAGAACGCCCGTCCACGACGGAGAGCGTACGCATGTCACGCGCCGGGTTTCCGGCTTCCTTCACGCTGAAATCGTTGGGCGTCGCGATGTACTTCAAGCCGTTCGCTTCAAACTCGAACGGCTTCTTTTCGCTGATGTTGAAAAGGGGCTGATTCCCTTCATTCATAGTTTTTTCCTCTTAAGGGTTGATGGTTAATAGGCACGGCGGAACTGCGGTTCGACAACCTCGGGGGCGTCATCCGTATTGCCGTGTTCGATAGCCGCAGGCTTTGCAGCCCTTGCCTGATCGAAAAGTTTCCCCTGACGAGGATCGTCCTCGAAGAGTTTCCCGTCGGCGTCCGCGTAGAGCATGGTTTCGGGCGAGGGGAGTTCCGGCAGCTTCTGCTTCACCTTGTCGGTGATGCAGATCATCGAGCCGGATTTCAGATTCTTGCGGGCGACTTTGAGCGTGATGGTCAGCGACCCGTTTTGCCCGGTAACGTCCACGGCCTGCACGACTTCCGCGAGCTGGGCGTTAATGTCGTCGATGAGATCACCGCGACGGACGAGAGATAAAGCGTTCATGTGTGTTTCCTTTCAGGATAAAAAAACGGCGTCCTTTCGAACGCCGTCAGAAAAAATGTATGGGAGAAGCGGCCTATGCGCGCAGGTCGGCCTCTTTGCCGAGGAGCACCCAACGTAAGCCGTCTTTAAAGTGGGCAACGTCAAACGTATCCTCTTCGGCATTGCCTCTGTCGATATGATCGAAGAGCTCCCCTTCTTCAAGAGTGCCAAAGCGCCAGATACCTTTTGAGTCATACTTCACGCTGAGTACCGTTCCGTCGGAACAAGCCAAAACGTACGGCTCGTTGTCTTTGCCGCCAGCGCCAGCCGTGAAAAAGCAATCGAAGGCGTCGTAAATGTCGCCATCAATTTCAATGGTGTCGTCGCTGTGGCCGGTGATTTCTGTTGTCATGTTTTGCCTTTCCTTTTCCAGTCCTGCAAAATCCCCAGAGCCTTTAGCAGCTGCTCTTTGTCAAAGTGTCCGAAATGGCAGTCTCTGAACGGGATGTTCATAGCTCTTGCCAACCGGCCGTAAGCGTCACGGCGGGCGTCACGGCGGCGTTTTTCGTTTGTCCAAAGTGGGTCAAAAATCGCGTGGCAGTCCATCTTGAGCTTCCGCATTTCGGCGTTAGCCAAGATGCCGAGAGCTTCTTTGGGGTTCGGTATGTGCGTCCCGGTGTACGCTCCGCAGTTGGTGCAGAGGTACGCGAAGCCAGAGCCGTACCTTTTGCCGTGGTAAATCCGGTCGTTTGTGATGTACTCGACCTTTCCGCCGCAGAGGTTGCAGGTTGTGGGCTGAGGGTTAAAGGTTGTCATTCTTCATCATCCCACGGGCGGAAACGCTTCACATTGGGAGCTGCTATCGGTAAAAATCCTCGGCCATCGGTATCGCTCGTTCGCCATTCTCCGTCGGAATACACGGCCATTATGCCGCCCGTGTATTCCCTATCGCCGTTGTAGTACTCGACTCGCATCTTGACGCCTTCCGGCGGTTTAACCGCAGGAAATTCGTTCCACTGGTCGGGGCTGTATTCTTCGTGCCCTTCCACCTCTTCAAAATAGACGTTGATGGAATATTCGTAGCAGCCGGACTTGACCGTGACGTATCTCTCTTCAGGGTCGCGGTCTTCCATGACGTCGTTTAGCGCCATGAGAAAATCTGGGAATAGGGCGAGGTACTTCGCCTGTTTGTCCTTATCTTTGAGTTCGTAACGGATCATTTGATGCCCTCCTTGGAATAGCCGAGAATCCACTGTCCGATTTCGGCTAACTTGGCCTGATAGGCTTCCTGATACTCGCGTTCTGAGTCAGCAAAAAGATGGATGCGGCTTGCCTCTGTGGCGGCTTCATCGGCCTCGCGCTTGTAAACGTCGAGGGTGTATGCGTCAACAAGGTATTTTTCGCGGCCTTCGGGGTCGATCTTGTCGGCCATAGTGATGAGGTTCGCGGCGAGTTTCCGGGCTTCGGCTACTGTGAGGTAGTTGCAATTCGCGTCCTTATCGAAGGTGTCGAGTTCAATCGTCTTATCGGTTTCGTAGGGGAATATTGAAACGTTTTTGTTTATTTCAACTAATTCTGTCATTTTGTGTTCTCCTCCTTCACACGAGATTTCCGTAAGTCGTCCGTGATGATCTTTTGAAATTCTTCGGGGAAGTGCGCCCCGCCAAATTCGTCATCCTCGGCGGCCTTTTTGACGCGGTACTGGGCGCGCTCCAATTTGTCGTAGAGAGTGCCCAACGCGCTGGATTCGCGAAGAGTGCGCTTGTCAGAGCGCCGCACGGCGTCCAAAAGGTGCCGTGCGTCCCAATAGTCGAGCGTTATGGTGACTTTCATTTGTCGGCCTCTTTTGAACGACGCTGACTATTCTTATAAGCGGCATACAACGCCGTAAAATCTTTCTTTCCGGACGCAGGTCCACCGCAGTTGTATGCTGCGTTGATTTCCCGAACGGCTCCATCAATGTTGTGGAACGGCTTGAGACCGTTCTTCAGCAAGTTCTTTTCTAAGCGCTTTTTGTCAACTTCAGGTGATTTCGATAAGAAGGTGAGCACCCGGCACATGTTGTTAAACATATCGGTGCTGACGGTCAAATGGCGAAAACGTTGCCAGAAGGCGTTGAGTTCTAATCCTTTTTGTACGTGTTCTTCCGTGATGATCAGTTCGCCTGCTTTGGCGAAGGCTTCCGCTCCAGACAGATCATTCCGAAGAGCTATCACGGCCATCCGGAAGGGAAGGCCGGATGTTTTCATGAACTGCTGCAGTCGGACGTAGTTCTGATTTCCGGTCGATGCGAAAGATTTGACAAAATCATTGGCTCCCCATGCTTTCTGAGAGCAGTTGAGGTATCTGGCTGTTTCAATGGACGCCTCTTTGTCGATCATATACGGGACGGGGATGCCGAGTTCTTTGCAGGCGGTAAAACGATGTTGCCCATCGATGATCGTCATGTCCCCGGAAACCACAATAGGCGCTCCGTGGTAGCCGTTTTTAGCGATGCTGTCCTTCAGCTGCTTCACGTGGCTGGGGTTGATTTCGCGGTTGCCGATGGCGATTTTGAAGTCTTCGTAACGGGTGGTTTTCATTTTGTTTGCTCCTAAAAATTGGGGTGCGCATCGGCACCCCGTATGGACCTAATCAGATCAATGTTTACGCGGGTTCCGCGACTTTTACGGGTGCTTTTTCGGCAGGTGCCGCCACCGCTTCCGGAATCCGGTCGGCTTCGTCGCGGAGGTCTTCGAGGGCGGAGATGTCAGCCTCGTCCTTTTCGCTCCAAATGCCGTCGATGAAGTCGGCGGGGGATTCGCCCCGGTCGGCGCGTTCGTCGTTCTCCACAGCCTGAGCGGCTTCGATGCTCATCGGGAGATACTTGAACATCCGGCGGATCACGGTCTTGCGTGCCATTTCCTCGAAGTTCGTCGCCCACGGGCTGCGAATGTCGCTCTTCCACTTTTGGGCGTTGCTGACGGCCTGTTTGTAGCCCTGCGAGTTGTTCCGGATGGCCTCGATTTCCGCGCGGCTCATCACCTCGAACTGTGTACCGCCGTCTTTGAGTTGCACCACGGCGTAGACGTAGGTCATTGCGCCGGGCTTTGCGGTGGCTGCGGGAACGTGATGAATGTCCGGGTGAAGCCCCAGCTGATAGCTGAAGTCGTCGCCTTCGTGGACGCAGTAGGCGTTGACGCTCTGAATCTGTCCGCTGCGGCGGCACAGGTCGAGCATTCCGCGATAGCCGATGATGAGCTGACATTCCTTGTGCCATTCGCCGTTTTTCTTGGTGTTGAACGGAATCAGGTAGGCGTGTCCGAGAGCGCTTCCGGGTTCCAACCCCAGCTGTGCGGCCTGCATGATGCAGGACTGCACCGAGGGGAGTTCGCAGTCGAGCAGTGCGGGATTCTTGCGGCACTCGGTGAGCAGTACCCGCGCCATCCGGTCGGCGGTGAGCGTCTTCGGAAGAGCTAAGGCCAGTTCCTTTTTAAACGCGTCGCTGCGCAGGGCGTTGATGAGCGGATACTTGGATTTTGCGGCCTTGGCTGCTGCGGCCTTCTGGGCGGCTTCAGGGTTGATTTTCTGAAGCAGCGTGTCGGTGGATGATGTCATTTGTTGTGCTCCTTAAGAAGTGAAGAATTTCATGAAACCCGAAGAATTCGGACGGGGTCGGATTGCCCGGCATACCGTGCCCAAAGTTCCGGATCGTCTTTTTTGAGTTGTGCTGAATTGAAGACGGTGCGGGTCTGCGCCTTAAAGGTGGCTGCCTTCTCGCCGCCAATGGTGATTCCGGTGTTCTCGCCGATGAAGCCCGCGATTCTTGTCGCGACGGCCTTCAGTTCTTGTTCTTTCTGCTGGACTTCGGCCTTCAGGTTCCGGTACTCGCCTACGGCAATAGCGGCGGCGTTGTCGGCCTCGACCATTTCGCCGGATTCGCGGCGGTAAAGGCGACGGATGTCGTCGATGTTTATTGCTTCCGGGGCTTTCCCGGCTTTTACGTAGTCAAACCAGAACTCGCGGCATTTTTCTACGATGACTTCAATGGCGATGTTGCTGCGCTCGACCTTGTAAATCCGAAGGTCGTGGTTGTCGATCAGTACGGCGACGTAGCAGACGGCTGCGCCCGTCAGGCGTAGGTACCACTGCACTTGCGTCTCGTAGTAGTCGGGTATCCGGTGGTCGGTGACGACTTTTCCCGCCCTGATTTCATCCTCTTGGGATTCGCCCCACTCATGGGCTTTCCAAGCGGTGGCTGTCTTACATTCGAGGATCGTATCGGTCGAGAACCAGCGGTTAACCTTCTCGGGGTACTTTTCTACGTGGACGGTTTGGGCGATGGCGGGGTTGATGACGGCGCGGTCGATGTTCGCCCGCATCCAATCCTCTTCCCCGTCCACGAAGGTGTAGCCGAACTTCTGAACCTTCATGCCGGTGCGGCGCTGGAACTCTTTGGCTATGGGGTCTTCAAGGATGGTTCCCCAAAGCATCGGTTCCGAGGGTTCCTGCGGCTTTCCTTGGCCGCGCTTCTCCTGCCACAGCCCTACCGGTGTCCGGGAAGGGCTAATGCCGAGGGCGGCGGCTACGTCGGAACCGCCGATCCCTTTCATTCGTTCCTTCAGCCATTCGTCGTGTGAAAGTCCAGCTGACTTTATCAGTTTCGTCATTTTTAATTCCCGTTTTCGATTTCCTCGATACGTTTTGTCGTCAGCGTTTTCGCCCAGTCGTGCCACTCAAGCCGGTACTGGTGCCGCCGTTTGTTCAGGTAGTCGAGCCAAAAGCCCTCGGAGTGCGATTCGTCGAGGCCTTCCCCTCGGCAGAAGCGCTCAAAGCTCAGAGGTACCGACGGAAGTCCTTCGAGGTACTGCCAGTCGTCCGCCGTCATGCCTTCGGGGTAGGTGCTCATGAGTTAATCCTCTTCGATATTCAAGGCTTTCATGAAGCGGCCTAAATCTTTGGGAAGTAGCCGCACGGAAACCGTGCCATCACCGTCGTCGTCTGCGATGGCGATTACCCGCGTTTCCGGGTTGAGGTTGAATGAGTACCGATCCCATACGCCCGTAATAACGCTGCTTCCGTAGTAATGAACGTCAGTCCATTTCGCCGCGTCGGCTACCAGATCGGGGACGATGCGGTGGTAGAAAAAGCTGGTGTATTTCATAGCCGCCCTGACTCATCAGTCGTCCGGTAAAACGTTCGGTTCGAGCGTCCTCCGGAAAATCTCAAAGTCGTCGGCAGTCATCAGCAGTTCGACGCCGGTCGTCTTGATTTCTTTCGCCGTGTAGTAGTCCTCGCGGAGGATGACGCTGCGGGTCACGAAAAAGACGCTGAGGGAATCGTTACCGCAGCGCAGCTGCCACGCGTCCTTGATGCCGAACCCCGCGTGTGTCCACGGGCGGAAGGCTTGTTTGATGAGCGTCCGAAACAAACGCTGGTAGATAGGTCTCATGATTTGCACTCCGAAAAAAGAAGGGGAGGGGCGCACGGCGGTGGACTTTCGACGCCGCCGTTTAGAACCTGAGCGACTAAGCACGACATTGACCCAGGCCGTTCCCACACACTGCACACGCCCTTTGATCTGCGGCCGTCTCTTAGCCATAGTTCAAAACCTCAGGAGAAAGGGTTGAAACATCGGCCGCAGATCGAAAGGCGCTAGGATTAAGAAATGGGGCGAGCGTCTAGCACACGCCCGCCCCGCTTCCACACTCTTTTAAGCATGAGAGAAAAGAGCATGAAACTCATTGAACCGTTCACGATGTCTTGTCGTGGATGTACCTACGTCTGTTCATTTCCAGAACTCGCCAGAGGTACTCATAACCGCTTAACCCTTTGGGTGACGGTCTTAAGCAGTGATGACCAAGCCCGAAAACTTCAAGGTAGGGTGCCCTTTGCTTACGAAGACACCAATCTGCCAACGCATATAAAAGAACGGCTCGAATCCGATCTCCGCGCCTCAGAAGCAGAGCAAGAAACAACTCGTAAGCTGCTGCGCGAGGCGTTGGAAAGTAGAAAATCACATCCGTCGGCGGCTTCTGTTTCCGGGTCTTCAGATCGCCGCAAAAAAGCCGCAGACGCTTTAGCAAAACTGAACTCATTGTTTGATCCTGAGTAGTCTGAAAAGGCGGAAGCGCTGCGGGGAGGTGCACGGCGGGAGCCGTGTTAACGAGGCTCAGGAAATGAAGAAACCGCCGTTTAGAGAGCCGTTATCCGAGCACACCATCAAACTCGGTCGCGATAGGAGGGACTGCAAAGCCACTAACAAAGCAGTCCAAACTTCACACACCTCATGAATCCCGCAAGCGCTGTTATCTGCGTCCGCCCAGTACCCTACGCAAAGCCCGAAGAACCGGGAAATTTGTACACATGACAGGCGCAGATAACAGCGCTTTCACTGAGGTGACGGTGTGTTACGCCCGCCGCGCCGCCCTCTGGCGTACGCCTCAGCTGTCTCTTGGGTGAGCACTTCGCCCTTAGCCGGTGTCCCAATATCCGGTATCGCTAGGGTATTCGCATGGACTTTCACCACTTTTGACGGATCGTTCAGTCGTCCGCCTGTTGTTGGCCTTCGGGTAACGCGTACCCCCGGGCTTTTTGGTGAGCCGTCCAGCGAGTGAAAGAATCATTACCTTCATCTCACTCCGGGCGGGCGGCTCGCCAAAAGGCTCGCGGCCTTTTGGTTGCTTACGGGGTCGGCATCGGGATACCCATGAGCCAGATCAGCGCGGAGAGGAAGCCGATCCATGCGGCCGCTTCGGCGACGGCCCGAACCCAAGGCCGCCAGTTCCAACCCCGGCGGCGGGGGAAGCACTCGCGGTAGACGCGGGGCGCGGGGACGGTGAAGAGATCGATGATGCTCATTTGCTTTTCCCTTTCCCCTGCGGGATGATTGAAGCGGTGCCTGCTACCCGGTAGGCTTTCTTCAACCATCCCGTGGAGGATTCGTATGTCCAAACTGCCTAATGAAGAGGTGTTCAGTGAGTCGGATGCTGTTGGTCTGATTCGTGCGATGATCCTTGCGAAGCAGATAAATTTCGCAGGGGCGCAGGAAGATCGGGCGATGGGGGCTCAGGACTTTGACTGCGATGCGGACGTTGCTGAGAGAGACGCAAGCTACTTAAAGCGGCTTCTATGGTATCTAACGCATCGGACGGCACAGCCTTGATTCCCAGCGAGGTTTCGATGCGAGCGATCTTGACCAGATCTAAGGCGAAGCTGAAAGGATCGCTCGTTCGCCTTTCGAGAACCGCTTTACGCGTTTCGAAGCAGATGGCTCGCTTCAGCCACATCACCTGCTTTCCCGTGGTGAGTTCTTTGCTCATGCCTTTCTCCTAAACCGCCGCGATGCGGACGAAGGCGGCTTTTCGTGCGTGCTCGAAGGACTCGAAAAGGGAGTTCTTGAGGCTGCGCATCTTCGTGACGTCAGCGTCGGTGCATTCGGTCATGATGCTCACAAACATGGCCTGGACGGCTTCGTACTTGTCTTCGATGGACGACAGGGTTTCGAACGCTTTCGTCGTCTCGCAATCGCGGATAAGCCCGTTGACGATGGAGCTGTAAGCCCCGGTGACTGTGCCGAGTTTCATGGTTGCCTCCGTGTGTCCTGGTTACTTCTTGGAAAGCGCCTGTTCGCGCTTGTCGTAGGCTTCCCAGTATTCCGGCTCGCAGTCGGTGATGAATTTCCGGAGTTCGTCCCCGGCGCGTTCGTCTGCCGGGAAAGCGATCTGCCGGATGAGGGCGATTACCGTTGCGTGTTCGATTTCGATGATCTGGAGCCGGGCGGCGTTGGTTTCCGTTTTGATCCGGTTGTCCCAGTCCTCGTAGCGGGATTGGACGGCGCTGATGATGGCGGCGGTGGTGACGGTGTTCATTTCCTGCTCCTATCTTTTCCCGCCTCTTGGTGCGATGATTAAGTCGGTGCCTGCATCCCAGTGGGCTTTTCTTAACCATCCACACCAAGAGGTGAGAAATGGAAAAATCTTTTTCGGAAGATCAGGCGGTTGCCGTGATCCTCGAACTTGTTAAGGCGGGGAAGATCACGCTCCCTGCTGACGGGAAGTACAACATGGCGCATCAGGCTCCTGATCAGGATGCCCTCTATCAAGAGAGGGCTCGTGTTCAGGCGCGCTATCTGCGTCACCTGCTGGCTGAGCTGACGAAACCGGCTGAATAGCCTCCTGGATCACCTCGTCAGCTTTGATTAACGATGCCGCCAGTTCATCGGGTCTCATGCTCGAGTGCTTGGCGGCTTCGAGAACCGCTTCCCAGACATCGTTTGCCATATAGGGAACCATTGCTTTCTCCTAAGTGCCCCGCCTTGCGGCGGCTGGCGTTGTTTTTCTTAACCGCCATATTAACTTAGGTTATGACTGTGGTAAAGAGCAGAAGTGTAAATATTTACCTAGGGAAAGTACCAAGGTAATAAAAAACCGCCCGAAGGCGGCTAATTGGATTAACCGTGGTAATTTTTATACGGGAACGATTTTCATAGCTTTGATAACCCTGCCAATGATTCGTACTTCGATATTGCTATCAGCGGCAACGTCGAAAGGATCGTAACTTGGGTTTTCGCTTTTGAAGCGAAGACACTTCCCGGGGAGGCGTTGGATTCTTTTAATGAACAACTCGCCGTCTACTAGTACGGCGTAGATACCCTCTCGGACAAAATCGTTATCCTTGATGTCAATAAAAACTGCGTCGCCGTCCTTTACGACCGGCTCCATGGAATCGCCGAGGGCGGTGATGACTTTTATATTTTCCTGATGAGCATAGGGAAAATGGTAGTCAAACCAAGCGCGTGACACCTGTATCCGTTTGACGCACGGAAGTTCTTCCCAGTTGGCAACTCCGAAGCCGCAGGATGCTTTCACGTCCACCATATCCAAAGAAATGGCGTTGTCATCGGGTTCTGATGACGAAACCACGGCAGTAGACACAATTCCGTCCATCAGCCATTCGGGCGTGACTTTGAGCGCTTTGCAAGCCCGTATGACATCTTCATATTTCGGGGCGATCGTGACGCCATCTACCCATTTCTTAATCCCTGCGGCGGAAATTCCGGTTGCGCGAACGAGGTCAGATGCACTGACGTCGTTCTCGTTCATAGCCGCCCGAAGGCGTTCATTCCAAGTCGTCATAGACCTTCTCCTTTAATGTTACACAGGTTAAACCACCCCGCGGCAACCGGGGTTTACAAAATAATTTTACTAGGGTAAAATCACCAAGACGTAAAACTTAACCTGAGACAACAAAATGACCTCAGAACTTTTAGACATGGACACCCGCCGCCGGATGGCTTTCGAGGAATTAGCGAAGCGTTTCACGTCGCTTTCCGAAATGGCTGCTTACTTCGGCGTGTCTTGTCCTGCAATCAGCAAATGGAAGCGCCTCGGCATTCCGGTGGTGCGCGTTCCGTACTTCATGCTCAAGTATCCAAAGCTTGAGGCGTGGAAGGGCTTGCCCCGAGGGGTGTAGTTATGGCCTACCAGCTGATGCAAGACTGCAACGATATGCATTGCGAAATGAGCAGTACGGAACACGCGGTGCTGATGGTGCTTTGCCGATATGCCGATGAACAGGGGAACAATTGTTTTCCTTCAACGGCTGAAATCGCCCGTTGCTCTCATTTTGCGGTGCTACCGGTTCGAAAGGCCATAGCAGGGCTTGAGCTGTCAGGCTGGATAACGTCTCGGCAAGAGGCAGGAAAGAAACGTTTCTTCACCGTGAACGCTCAAAAGATTCGGGGGTCATTACCCCTTGCCAATCAGGACGGGGGTATCAATCAGCACCCCCGTATCGATCAATACGGGGGTACAAATCAGGACGGGGGTATCAATCAGCACCTAGACCCCGTATCGATTGATACCCCGACCCCGTATCAATCGATACCCCGAAAAGAACATATAAAAGAACAAGAAAAAGACAGAGAAGAAAACGCGCCCGCTAGCAACCCCGAAAGCGGCACCTGCGACGTAACCGCCTCCGACCTCTGTCCGTCAGTTGACGCTTTCGCTCTTTCCGGCGAAACACCTCAAGCAGCCGAAAAGACGAAGAAGGGTAAGAAGGCAAAAAAGGGAAACGCCGAAGAGGTGGATTTTTACGATCTTCCGGAAAGCATGATTCGGGATTGGAAGACGCACCGGGGTACGACGGCCAAGATAACTCAGACGGTCGTAGATGCTTTCAGGCGGGAAGCCGAAAAGGTCGGAAAGACGCTTGAGTTTGCCGTGCGGTATTCCATCGAGCACAACTGGCGCGGATTCTTCGCCAAGTGGTACCTCAAAGAAGAGGCGAAGTCCGGCGGTGAAAGCATCAGCAACGTCGGCACGTTGCCCGATCAGTCCCGGAACCCGTTCTACTTCCCCGACGGCGGCAGGCCGAACCGGAAGACGACTGAGGTGCCGCGTGACTACGACGCTACCGCCGAAGCCTCCGACTTGGTGGGGAGGATGCTCGGATGATCAGCGCGGCTCAGGTGGACGACCTTTTCGCCGAACGCGGGATCAAAGAGCGTGAAGCGCAGAAGCTAGAAATCGAAATCCAGTGGCTGGGCTGGAAGTTGGTGCCGTACTGGATGAACGAGGACACGCTTTGCATCCCGATGAACGCATCCGATTCCCCCGAGGACTTAGACCCCGCCATTTTGGCCGGGCGCACCGTTTGGATTTGGTACGACAAGAGCGACGCTATTGCAGCGTTCAAAGCACAGATTCTCTGCAACCGCATGAAGGCCGATTTCATCAATCGACCGTTTAAAGCTGAATTTTTAGATCGTAACGACCACCTCAGACGCCTCACCGACGCCGGGTGGAAGGACGTAACGCCGAAGGAGGGCGAGAAAGTATGACGATGGATCGGTGGATTGAAATCCTTCAAACAATATCGCTTCTCTTCATTTCGCTGGCGTTGATCTTCATTCAGGCCAAGTTACTGCGGATGGGGAGAATGCTTGAAGGCATTTTTATCGATACGGTAGTCAACCTGTCAATGCAGGACGACGTACAGAACCAGAACGTTTTCGCGGAATCTCGTGGCGACATGGATATGACGCAAGGCACGGATTCGGAAAACTCGCCGTCTCTTACCGGTTCGCCGTTGAAAAAAGCGACAGGAGCGACCTTATGACCTGTAACGCGCAATTCCTTGAGCTGACCGAAGGCCGTTCCAGGTTCAATGGTGATTCTGCAGAAAGACACGTTGAGTTCCCGGTTGGGATATGTGATGCACTCAGTGATTTGAGGGCGTCTGTCTCGAAAAAGGAAAAAGCTGAACATAGCCGCTAGGCCGCCGCAGACAGCGGTGAAGATGGTCAAAAAGAAAGAAAAAAGATCCACAGTTTTCCTCCGTGAGGTTGGTTGAAAAGTGTTCTGGGGAGAACAACCTCAATCGTCTCACGGGGAATTTCGAAAAGCAAAAGCCCGGAAAGGGCTGAAGGAGCACAAAAGCATGAACACACAGCACAACAAACCCATTCCCGTCAGCACCGGGGACGTGGATTTCGCCGCGTACTTCGACGAAATCCGGGAATCCCGCGTCATCCGCACGGCCGCCGACGGTGCCGGGTACGCTTCCGTCATGAACCAGCTGGAGAACCCGAAGGTGGGGACGCCCTGCGCCCTCTTCGCCAACGGACAGTTCCGCTTTGAAAAGGGCGACGTAACCCTGTGGTGCGGTATCAACGGCCACGGCAAGTCTCTTCTTGTCGGACAGGCAATGTCTCAGCTCATGATGAAGGGCGAACGCGTTTTCATCATGTCGCTCGAAATGCTTCCGAAGTTCACGTTTATCCGCATGATGCGGCAGGCCTTCGGACACAAATTGACGGCGGCCGACGCTCCGCAGGTTAAAGAGTGGTTCCGTTGGGCGGCTACGAAACTCGTTTATTTCGACAAGGTGGGTTCCGTCTCGCCGTCCGAAGTTCTCGGGGTGATGGCTTACGTCTCGCAGATCTATGAGTGCAAGCACATCGTCATAGACAACCTGATGCGCGTCGTGTCTGGGGAAGACGATTACAACGCTCAGAAGAACTTCGTGGCGCAGTGTTGTGAGGTCGCAATGGACTTCGGCGTACACGTCCACCTTGTTCACCACGTCCGCAAGGGTGAGAAAGAAACCGATGAGATCGGCAAGTTCTCCATCCGTGGCGCGTCTTCAATCGCCGACCAGGCCGCCAACATCATCCTGATTCAGCGAAATCTCGCCAAGGAACGCAAGCGCGAAGACAAGAACCTGACGCCCGACGAGGACGCCCAGATGGCCGACGTGACGCTCAACCTCGCCAAGCACCGAAACGGCGACTGGCAAGGTCGCGCCCCGCTGTGGTTCTGTCCGCAGTCAACGGCTTATAGCACCAGCGCAGAGCGCACGGTGCCGCCGCTGTGGAATGGGGATACGGACAACCTCGACGATGTTCCGTACTAATCGCAATCTGAGTTCAGAGGAAAGGCTATGAGCACCAATTTGACGCTGGAAGACATCGAACACATTAAGGCGCTTGTCGACCAAATCGACCTCCGGGCTACCGAATATTGCCGGGATAACTCGCCGGACAAGGCGGGGTGGTTGGGGTCTGCTGTGGCGAAGACGAAGGAGTTTCTCAACGGCTACGCCGCCGCGTTGAAGCACATTGAGAAGAAGGAGGAGGCGGCATGAAACTTGAAGTTTCCAAGGATGAACGCGGGTTGTTTGTGGAATCGGATAACACCGTGTTGCAGATTTCTAAGTCGGAATACAAACGGCGTCCTGCCTGCATTGAGTTTGAGACAGATTTTGGCCCCATAAGTGCCCGGCATTCAATTTGCTTGAGTCCGAAATTGGCACGGATGGTGGCTGAGGAGTTGTTGAAGTTGTCCGAGGAGGCGGCATGAACATCCCTACAGCAAAAGAGTGCCGGGTTATGAACATCCTGCGGAAGTCTCGGAAACCCATGTCGCACGCCGATCTGATGCAGGCGGCAAACGTCCCGGATTCCGTCGTCCGCGAGGCGCTGGGGTATCTGTACGACCAAAGACAGCTAGTCATGGCCACTGATGGCCCGCTCGGCTATTACGGCCAATACACAAAGATCGTCTACAGCGTGATGAAGGAGGAGGCATGAAACTCAGACGACAGAAATGGCGCACCCTGTATCGGATGTGGCTCGGAGGCACCAAACACCCCGTCAAGATAGCTGTAAATGCGCAGCCGACCAATATCACCGAGAGTTTTATGAAATTCTTCTCGGAACAGTTTGGAGCGAATTTCATCGTCGTGAAATTCAATTTTCCGGCTAACAAAGAGAAGAGGTTGAAATGAACAAATTCAGACTTGATCGAGGCTACATCACCGTCATCGTCGGTACCGCCCCGGCCTCCGACAGAGCCGACGGAAAGTGCGTCCGGCTCGACGTGCAGGACGAGGCGCTTGATAGCGAGACCGTCGTGGAACTGACGCCGGATGAGGCATTGTTGATTGCCTCCGCACTGCGCCAGCGTGCGGAAGCCGCGATGAAGGAACGCGACGGGCAGAAGTCCGACCAGTGGACGGCTTTGCGGCAGACCAAGGAAATGATGGGGAGCGAGGCATGAGTTTTCATCGGGTTTTAAAGCAGTTCGCAGTGAAGAGCGGCGCAAACGTCTTGGGGATGCAGGCGCACATCATCCCGTTCCGAGGGCGCAATCTCGAAGTTATTTCGTCTGTGGACAAGGCCAGTAACGGGACGTGGGAGCACGTCTCCGTCGTCGTACGCGGGTCGAATAAGTGCCCGGACTGGGACACGATGTGCTTTGTGAGACAACTCTTTTGGGATGACGAGGACGAGGTGATTCAGATTTATCCGAAGCGCTCGCGGTACGTCAATGCGCATAACACTTGTCTGCATTTGTGGCGTTTGGTGGGCGGGTTCCCGTGGGAGGTGGCATGACGGAAACAGCACTCTATGGCGACGTGATTTACCGGAAAGTCGGCGTCTGCGTCTCTGAAAAAGAAATCGGTCCCGAAGACTACGCACTGGAGAAGTGGTTGGTAGACCTTTGGATTGAAAAACCCGAACCCGGCAGGATCGACATCTACGCCGGACTGAAAGAAAGCGAACCGGTGCGAGTGGAGTCGATCTATGGCTTGGAAGACGTGTCAATCGACTTCAAGGGAATCGCCATCAACTTCATCAAGCGGCTGAAAAAGGAGGGCATGGCGTGAACTACGCAATCGTCGTGGGAGACCTGAAGGACGCGATGGAGGTCGGGATCGGCGGGACGCCCGGCGAGCCGACAAAGCGAATCGTTATCTACAACCGGAAGGGGGAGCGGTTGATTTGGCAAGCCGCGTTCCGGTTGTCACTGGCGGATTTGAGAAAACTCGGTCGAGGCCTTCGGGCTGCGGCCGACTACCTAGAGGAAGAAGAACGTGAAAAACAAAACGACGCCGACCGTCACACTCACGCTTGATGCCGCGCACGCTCTGAGTCAGGCTCTCGCACGTCAGGAGTGGGGCGGAAAGATCGTTCACGGTTCCATCCTGTGGCAGGCACAGCGGGAACTTTGAAAGGGGATCAACAACGCGTTAAAGGGTTTTGAAGAAAAGCAGGGAAAGACCAATGTTAGAAAGAAAAATTAAACAACTCGCCGGGTACTTTGTGGCCGGGTTCGCGTTTGTCACGCTCTGCGCCATCCTCATCGGCATCTATGTCGTGGCAGAGGGTGTCTGCGGTACGCCCTTCGCACGGCTTATAACCTTATTTCTGATCCTCGTAGTGGTTGGGGTGCTGCTTTCGTCGGGGGTGGTGACATGGTGATTTCTTTTACCGCGCCTTTCGTGGCCGTTCCCAAGGCTCGCCCTCGCTTTACCCGCAAAGGGTTCGCCTACACGCCGAAGAAGACCGCCGATTACGAACGGCAGATTGCTACGTTGGCGCGTATCGCAATGGCGAAAGCCGGGGCTGAAAGGATCGAGGGGAAGCCGTTTTCTGTGACGGCTACGTTTTATTACGTTCCTCCGGAATCTTGGACGAAGAAGCGCAAGCAGGAAGTCTTGGACAGAATCGCCGTCCCGAAGATGACAAAACCCGATACCGACAACTGCATGAAGGCCGTTATGGATGCAATGAACGGCGTTGTTTATTCCGATGACGCCGGGGCGGCGGCTATTTCTGCTGAGAAAAAATACAGCTATGAGTTTGGCGATACCGTGGAAATCATGGTACGCACGTTTGACGATTGAGGTGTTTTGATGCCCCGTTACTACGAAGTGAAGATTCCGGAAGAACTGAAGACCATTGACGAACGCTGCAAAGTCTGGGCGCGTGTGACTGCCGACCGCCCCTTTCGCATGGAAACTACGCTCTATAAGGCGATGGTGATGTATGGCGGCTACAAGCCCGAAGTCAATCCGCAAGACCCTGAACCCTTGCCTCCGCTCTCAGAGGTGCAGATTAAGGACGCGTGGACAATCGACCGAGCGTGGCGTAGCCCGCTGCTTATCCTTCCGCATAAAAACGCGCTCATGTTGTGGTATTTCGTCGCCGGTGGGGATGTGATATTTGCCGCGAAAACCCTGCGCTGCCGTAACTCGGATGTTCAGCCTCGCATTTTGGCTGCGCTGACCAGTATCAAAAACATCGTGACGAAATTTGACAAACGCCGGGGAGTCTGCTAAAACTCGATTTACAAATTTGAAGCTGTGTGATTCAGCAGGGGACAGAGGAGCCAACCGGCTCCTTTGGCGTCCCTGAAAGAAACAAAGCCCCGAGGTGTATGCCTGCGGGGCTTTTTCGTTGGTGGCTATTTTTTCGTGATGGAGAGCGTAAAAGACATCCCCAGCGCTTCAAGCCCGTTTTCGATGGCTTCTATGCTCGCGCCGTCTTTTGTCATGTCGACGAGGGACTGTGCCCGGATCGGCTGGACGTTCAGCTTTTTGGCCAAGTCCGTAACCCGGTAGCGGTTCTCGACCATGTAATTCCACAAAAGAATTTTGGCTTGGATACGCACCGGTACGATGGCTTCGAGTTCGCCCTCATGACAAGGCGTAGGCATCGGGATCGCGCGGCGTTTCTTCCGGTAGAAGATTACCATTGCCCCCGGAAGCATTTCGCCCGCCATTTCGACAGCTTTCGCTTCGGTCTCCGCCCGGTAGGCGCACTCGGGAACGTCGCGGCACGTCACGAAAACGCTGCCGTCCGCCTGCTTCTCGATTTTTAATCCGTAACGCATTTAAAATTCTCCTTGAGGTGCTGCTTCGGTGGTGCCCGCCCTGAGCATCTATCAGGGCGGGGTTTGTTGACGGGGCTACTGCTTGTTACTTCTTGCGCGGCCTCGGTTCGCGCGGCTTCTTAGGTTTGTTGGTTTTCCAAGTTCGGGTTACTGAAAATTCGAGGTTCTTTAGCCTGATCTTGAACCTAAGTTTTGTTGTGATTACCACTGAGCATCACCTCCTTAGATGCTGATGGCATTATATCAAAACGCAATAAAAATATCTACTAAAACGTGATAAAAATAAGCCCGCTCGATCGCGGGTTTTTCTTTGTCTGTCTACCTTGTTTCAGTTGCAGGTTTGCCTGAACTGAGATTGCTCTACCTTAGGCATCACGCCGCGTTGCTCCTTCGCGGTGCTGTGCTTTTGCCCGGCTTCGCGCCGGGTTTTTTATTCGCAAAAAAATAGCCGCTGGGGGCGCAACCCCGGCGGCTGTTTCGTATCTGAAAGGGCGTTTTTCAGACGTGAAAATTTTAGCAAAGATTGATAGGGCGCTACTGATGTTTTTGTCAAATAAAGACTTGCCAATTTACGGAAAGGCCTTCGCTTGGGGACTTGTGGCATTGGTGTTCGCGGCTGCATTTCGGCTCGTGGCAGGCGCTTTCTTCTGAGGTTTTATGATGACCGGAAGGCTCAAAGTAACTTACCGCAAAGTCGACGACCTCATCCCGTACGCCCGGAACGCCCGCACGCACTCCGATACGCAGGTTGCCCGCATCGCTGGTTCGATCAAAGAGTTCGGGTGGACAAACCCCATCCTCACCGACGGCCAGAACGGCATCATTGCCGGACACGGACGCCTTGCCGCTGCGCGAAAACTCGGTCTGAAAGAAGTCCCCACGATTGATCTCGCTGGGTTGTCCGAAACGCAGAAGCGCGCCTACATCCTTGCTGACAACAAACTTGCGTTGGATGCCGGTTGGGATTTGGATACACTGAAAATTGAACTCGACGATCTCAAAATCGAAGGCGTAGAGCTGGATGATCTCGGTTTCGATGAGGAAAGCATTGACGATATTTTCGGAAAGGCTGACGCAGCGGGGGGGGGGTACTGACGACACCTACACGGCGGTGGCTGATACTGTGACGTATGACCCGACCGGTAAGAAATGCGACCTTTCGGAACTGCTGGACAGTAATAAGGCTGATGAGCTTGAAAAAGAAATTGCGAATGCGCCGATTTCAGAAGAGGAAAAGCGTTTTTTGAGAAAGGCAGCTGCCAGGCACCTTGCGTTCAATTACGCCAAGATCGCGGACTACTACGCGAACAATGCCAGCCCCGAAATGCAGCGCCTCATGGAAAAGAGTGCGCTCGTTATTGTGGACTTTGAAAGCGCCATTCAAAACGGTTTTGTGAAACTCTCCAAGCACCTGAACGAAATCCGGGAGCGGAGTGCGAAAAATGAAGCATGACAGTTTTGCGGTTTTCATCCTGTCTCACGGACGAGCCGACCGGGTAAGAACTGCGAAGACGCTGCGCAGTTGGGGATATACCGGGCGCATCATCATCGTCTGCGACAACGAAGACGACCAGATTGACGAGTATCGGAAGTACTTCCCCGAGGTTGTCGTTTTCGATAAGGCGAAATACTTCAAAACATCTGATGTGGCCGACAACGACGGGACGCGCAGCATTGTTCTTCCCGCCCGAAATGCCTGTCATGACATTGCCAAAGATTTGGGGCTTACGTATTTTTTGGAACTCGACGACGATTATTCCGGGTTTTATTACCGCTTCATCGAAAACGGCCACCTGATGCATGAAAAACTGCCGCTGGATGATGTTTTCGACGTGTATTTGGATTTCCTGGACGAATCTGGCGCTGTGACGGTGGCTTTCATCCAAGGCGGAGACTTGATCGGTGGAGCGCAGTCCGGCACCTTCCGGAAAGGACTGCTGCGGAAAGTCATGAACTGCTTTTTCTGCCGGACGGATCGGCCTTTTAAGTTTTACGGGCGCATTAACGAAGATACGACGGCCTACTGCTATTTGGGCAGCCAAGGAAAACTGATGTTGTCGCCGACCTTTCTCGAAGTCAACCAGATGATGACGCAACAGAACGCAGGCGGGCTGACGGATGCTTATCTGCAGCTGGGGACTTACCGGAAGTCGTTTTACTCCGTCATGTTCATGCCGTCCGCTGTGAAAATTGGAACGATGGGAGAGCAGCACCACCGCTATCACCACTCGATTGATTGGGAACGTTGTGTACCGAAAATCATTGAGGAAAAGTGGCGGAAGGCTGCCTGAAGCCTATGGCCGTAAAGAAAAAGACTAAGCCGAAGATTGCTATTGATCTCGCTCAAGTCGAGTTGTTTGCGTCCCGTGGCCTTACGCGGGAGCAGATTGCGGCTGCGCTTGGGATTTCTTATTCGACCCTCAATCGTCGCTCAAAAGATTTGGAAGATTTGGAATCCGCCATAAAAAGGGGAGAGTCGAGAGGAATCGCCAAGGTAGCGAACGCGCTTTTCGATAAGGCAGTGAAGGGAAACACGGCTGCACAGATTTTCTTTCTGAAGGCTCGCGCCGGATGGAAGGAAACCAACCGCAACGAAATCGTGATGGACGATGAGCAGCCGGGGGATGGAATGGCGGATTTGTACGCTGAAATGAGGCAGGCCGCGGATGGCGGAGACAACGAAAAAGGTTAGTCCGTTCTTTGAACTGTTTCGGCCGCACCGGTACAAGGTGTTTCACGGTGGACGCGGCTCGGGTAAATCATGGTCGGTAGCCCGTGCGCTCATCGGCATGACCAGTATGAAAACGCGGCTGCGCGTGCTCTGCTGCCGTGAAATTCAGAATTCGATCAAAGATTCCAGCTATCAGCTATTGAAAGACACGGCGATTCGCCTCGGCGTTGAGCGCCTGTACCGCTTCACCGAGGCGGAAATCCGGAACGTAGTGAACGGGAGCCGCTTCATCTTTAAGGGGCTGAAGAGCAACGAGCAAGGCATTAAATCGACAGAAGGCATCGACATTTGTTGGGTTGAAGAAGCCCAAACGGTGTCTGAGAAATCGTGGCAGACGCTGATTCCGACGATCCGAAAGGCCAATTCAGAGCTGTGGATTACTTTCAACTGCCTGAACGCAGACGACGCCACGACGACGCGGTTTATCAAGAACCCGCCGCCTGAGGCGTACGTTAGGAAAGTCAACTTTGATGAAAATCCGTTTTTCCCGCCGGAACTACGGAAGGAAATGGAATGGGATCGGAAGAACGACTATGAAAAATATTTGCACATTTGGGAAGGCTTCCCGCGCACGTTCTCCGACGCCCAGATTTTCAAGGGGCGTTTCACTGTTGAGCCGTTCCCGGATGATCTTGCGGACAAGGCGGAACGGATTTTCTACGGCGCTGACCATGGTTTCGCCAATGATCCAGCGACGCTTATCCGCTGCTTTATCTACGAGAAGCGGCTTTACATCGACTACGAGGCCTATGGCATCGGGGTTGAAATCAACAAACTGCGGGAGCTGTACAGCAGCGTGCCCGGGTACGAGACGGCGCTGATCTATGCCGACTGCGCCCGCCCGGAAACAAACAGCTACCTCACGAAAAAGCAGCACCTTCATGTGAAGGACGCTGAAAAGTGGCAGGGCTCGGTCGAGGACGGTATTGCGTACCTGAAGGGCTTCGAGAAGATTGTCATTCATCCGCGCTGCAAACACACGGCGGACGAGTTTCGGCTCTACAGCTACAAGGTGGACAAGAACACCGACGAGATTCTTCCCGAACCTCTCGACAAAGATAACCACATTATTGACGCGTTGCGCTATGCCCTGTGCAAGTACATCAAGGGCAAGGCGCGGGCGTTCGACATGGAAGACGACTGATGATGGAGCAGCCGAAAAAATTAAACATGGCACTGGACGACGGAGACGATAGCCGAATTGTCGAGCCGGAAATCCGTCGCACGTTGCGGGACATCGTGCGCCCGGCTCGTACCCTTGCCCGTGCCAACTGGAAGAAGCTGGACGGCGCTATGGACTCGGCCATTGCTGGTGCTGACGGCGGCGTGGAGATCATTCCGGAATCGAATCCCTTTGCGCTGCACGGTTTCGCAGGCTACGGTGTTCTGCAGTCCTTGTCTCAGGATTCGATGATTCGCCTCCTGATTCTGACCCGGACGACGGAAATGCTGCGCCGCTGGATTGAGTTCAAAGACGAGGATTCGAAGCGGATTGAGGAAATCGAGGACTACATCAATCGGACGCATCTGCGGGACGTTCTGCAGCTCGCTGTGAACACGATGGGCTTCATGGGCGGCGCGTACATCTTCATTGATACCGGGGAGCCCACAGAAAACCTCGTCAACCCGATTGACCTTTCAGAGCGTTCCGGCTCTTTCGGCACCAATAAGCCGCTGGCGTTCCGGGTGATTGATCCGATCTTTACGGCTCCGCAGCAATTCAACGCTGTTAACCCGCTCGTTGAGGATTTCTACAAACCTAATGTGTTCATGGTGAACGGGACGCCGGTCCATCGTTCGCGCCTCATCCGTTTTGTGGAAAATGAGGTGTGTGACCTTCTGAAACCGTCTTACAACTTCTTGGGGTTGCCGCAGTCGCAGATTCTTGACGACTATGTGAAAGATTTCCGGAAGAACCGCGAAAGCGCAAACCGGCTTCTGAACAAGTTCTCGTGCTCGTTCATCAAGACGAATATCAGCGATTGGCTCTACAGCAAGGGCAGCCGGGCGGCGGTGGAAAAGCGGGTGCGGAACTTTATCCGCTTCCGAAATAACGACGGCATCGGGTTGCTGGATTTCGATTCTGAAGACTTCATCCAGGCGAATACCCCGCTTTCAGGTGTAGACGCTCTCGTGTCGCAGTCGCTGCAATTCTGCGTGGCTGTCAACCGTACGAACGTTGTGAAAACCTTGGGACTGTCCCCTGCGGGGTTCAACACCGGCGACAGCGACATCAAGGTGCATAACGACATGATCGCGAGCCTGCAGGAACAGGTGCTGCGCAAGCCGCTCGAAAAGATGCTGAAGTGCATCATGCTGCATCTTTACGGCAAGATCGAAGACGTGACGTTTGACTTCCGCCCGCTCAACGAAGAAGACGAGCGGACGCTTGCCGACACACAAAAGGTGAAGGCGGATACGGCGGCCGTGCTTCTCGCTAACGACGTTGTAACGCCCGATGAGGTGCGTGACGCCCTGCGGAACGATGAGAAGAGTGCTTTCAGCGGGATTGAAGGCGACGCCCCTGAGGCGACAGAAATTCCCTTCCCGCAGGATGGTTTGAACAATGGCGGTAAGAACGACAAGGACGCAGATGGAAAGCCGTCGGCGTCTGAAGGCGGCAAAGCCTAACGCAGGGCTTCGGGTGGACTACCAGCGTCGCCTGATGGCGTTGGTACGTTCAATGGCGGCGGACGTGGGAGGCAGCATTCGGGCGATCTATGAGGCTAATACCCCGCTGATTGCCGAAGACGCTACGCCGTCCGAAAAGTTGGCTGTGCTGATGAACGACCTGCGCGACCGGTGGGAGGCGAGGTTTGAGCGGGAAGCCCGTTCCCTCGCTTCATGGTTCGTCGGCAAGGTCTCCGAAGGTGTGAAGCGGGCGCAGGAAAACGCCATGAGGATTGCAGGGCTCGGCGATTTCGCGGTGCGCTACGACTTCGGGAATATCAAGGCGGACGTGGCGACGGCTGCGGTTTCCGAGAACGTTACCTTGATTAAGTCCATCCCGTCGCAATACCTGACGGACGTTGAAGGGTTGGTAATGCGTTCGGTGAGCACCGGGCGAGACCTGAACGGTTTAGGGCAGGAGCTTGCGAAGCGGTACGCCATAACCGCCCGCCGCGCTGCACTTATTGCCCGCGACCAAAACAACAAGGCGACCGAGGCGATTGCCCGCAGTAACGACATTGACGCTGGAATGACGCACGGGGAGTGGATTCACGTCCCCGGGCGTAAGTCATCCCGCGAAAGCCACGTTCGGATGCATGGAAAGATTTTCGACCTGCGCGAAGGCCTTTATGACCCATCGGTTGGTAGGAAGATCATGCCGGGCGAACTGGTGGCCTGCAACTGCACCTATCGACCTATTTTTGACGCAAAGCTATGGAAAAACGGATCAGACTGAGTGAGCGTCTTTTAGCGCTCGATACCGCAACGGCGCGGCATAAGGATAAAGACGGCTACCTGCACGTGGATATTTCCAATCTGACGCGGGATCAGGTGGCCGGGTACTACGGCTATGAAATCCCCACGGATAAAAAGCTCGACCCTCACAAAATTTATTACGGCTGGCGTTGTCCGGACGAACTTCAAAAGGCACTCTCGACATTCAACGGGGTGCCTCTTTTGTTTGAACACAAGTTCGACGGCGCAGACCATCCGTTGAAAGAGACTCGCGTCGGTGCGGTCGGGACTACCGCCTGCTTCGACGGTGTGTTTGTTACCAACAGTCTGACGGTTTGGGATAAGACCGCCATTGAAGCCATTGAAGACGGCTCTTTGCGCGACCTGTCCTGCGGCTATTGGTATCAGCCGGACTTTACGCCCGGCAAGACCCCCGATGGCACGGCTTACGACTTTGTCATGCGGGATATTAAGTGCAATCACGTCGCGCTAGTCCGAGTGGGACGCGCCACGGATTGTTTTGTTGCTGATTCAATGCCTGACGGAGGTACTTCAATGGCAGACAAAAACGGCAAGCCGGGCGACGACTTCAAGGCGCTCGCTCGCAGTGTTATCGAAAAGTCGGGAGTGTCCCTGACGACCGAAAACCTGGAAAAGCTGGTTATGGCTTTCGATTCTGCGCTCGGTGAGATTAAACCCGGTGCGAAGGATTCTGACCCCGACTGCGATAAGAAGGGCGAAGACGAAGAACCGGAAGAAAAGAAGAAGGGCGGGGAAGACGAAGACCCCGAAAAGCCCGACGAAAAGAAGGACAAGAAGGCGGAAGGCGCTGAGGATGAAGAATCCAAGGACGGCGAAGAATCCGACGACAAGGATAAGAAGGGCGCAGTGGACGCTGACGAAATTATCCGTGTAGCTACGGAAAAGGCGACGAAGCGTATTGCCGCTATGTACGAAGCTGCCGAAGAGGTTAAACCCCTCTGCGGTGCGCTGAAGGTGATGGCTTTCGACAGTGCTCCGGCTATCTACGAACACGCGCTGAAAAAGCTCGGTGTAACGGACGTGAAGGGGGAAGCGGCTGCGCCTACCTTCCGCGCCATCATGAAGCAGCGCAAGGCTCCTGCGGGTGCTATGGACAGCAATCCCGACGCCTCCAACCCGATTTACAAGCGCCTCGCCAACTTTTTGGAGTAAATGAAAATGGCTTTACAGCAGAAGGTTTATACGCACGTCGTTCCTGCCATCGCCGGTATGGTGGAAGCTGGAAATGACGCACACTACAGCGCCGTTGCTTACAAGGCTTCGACGGCTCTTCCCGTCGGCAATTTCGTAGCCTATGACAGCGAAAATGCCAACTGCCTGACGAACGTCGTCAAGAGCAAGAAGATCATTGGGATCATCCCGCGTGTTATCGCCTACGCCACGCCCGGTCTGGACGTAAATACGACGGTTCCCGCCGGCGAATTCACCGTGCCGCTCGTTCGCGGCCACATTGCCGTTAAGACGGCGACGCAGGCCAAGGTCGGACAGAACGTCTTTGCAAGTGAAACGGACGGCTCTGTCGGCACCGCTGACGCCCTGACGCTTGCAGGCTACGTCCCCACGAACTTCACCGTTGAAAAGCTCCTCGGTGATGGTTCCGCCGGGACGCTCATCATCATCACGAACCAGGGCGCGCAGAACTATCCCGCTGCCTAGTTTTATACCAAAAGGAAATAAATCATGGACTTTGATTTACTTCGCGCTAAGGGCATTGTCTTCGGTGACAAGCGCGCCCAGTTCCTTCCGAACGCGAAGGACAAGCTGAAGATCGCTATGGACGAAGCGATCCCGATGATTACGAACGCAAACAGCACCGTTCCGGAAATGTTTGCAACGTACATCGACCCGGAAATCATCGAAATCATTACCGCCCCTCGTACGGCTACGGAAGTCTTCAAGGAGGCAAAACTTGCCGCCTGGACGGATAAGCGCACGGCCTTCCAGCTCTCTGAAAACGTCGGCCACTCCGAAGCCTACAGCGACTTTGGCAAGGGCACCGGCGTTGACGTGAACACCGAGTTCTATCAGCGCGATGTGTATCGCTTCCAGGCGTTCATGCAGTGCGGCGACCTCGAACAGGAAACGGCGGCGCTCGTCAAAATTAACTTACTCTCTCGGAAGCAGCAGGCGGCGACGACCGTTCTTTCTCTCGACCGTAACGAAATGAACCTGCGCGGTGTGTCCGGAAAGGCAATTTACGGCCTTTTGAACGATCCTAACCTGCCGTCTGCCCTGTCTCCCGCTACGGTGAACGGCAAGACCGGCTGGACGCAGAAGGGCGCTCTCGGTGTTTATAACGACATTCTCACGATGTTCAACAGCATTGCCAAGGCGACGGCTGGCCTCGTGAAGTTTGATACACCTATGGTGCTCTGCATTCCGCCCTCTGTGAACTCCGCGCTGCTTCAGGTGACGGATTTGGGCGTGGCTCCTGCGCTTCAGCTCATTCAGTCTTATCTGAAGAACGTCCGCGTCGTCCTTATCCCGCAGCTCGAAGACGAAGGCGTCGCCAAGGCGCTTCTCATTGCCGAAGAGGTGGCGGGGCAAAAGGTGGCTCAGTTCGGCGTGGCTGATGTGCTTCGTACGTCCCGCGTCGTTCAGGATTACACGTCGGTTTCTCAGAAATGGATGTCTTCCACGACCGGCGCGATGATTTACCGCCCGATGGCCTTTGCCTCGATGACGGGCATTCAGACGACGGCCTGATCGGCATTCGTCGTCATAGGGGCGTTACTCGAAAGAGTGACGCCCTTTCATTTTTAAGAGAGCGAAAAAATGGCAAAGAAGAATCTGAAGTCGATTAAAAGCGCTGACGCGACTGTAGCGGTTGCGACGACAGCGAAGTCCTACGGCACGGTTACGGTGCTTTTCCGCAATCGCTGTGGGCAGAAATTCAACCTCTCGAACGGCCACGTTGTCGAACTCGAAGGCAACGCAGTGTATCTCGCCGGGGCTGACGGTGCGCCACTCCCTGCGGGAGGCTACAGCGTGAACGTCATCGATCGCGATGACTGGGAATTGGTAAAGAAGGAATACGGCAAAGCGTATGCACCGTGGTTCCAGACCGGCAAGATTGTTGAGGAAAACAACGAAAAGGACGGCGTCGAAATGGCGCAGGATAACGCCGCCGATGATGCCGGGCTTAATCCTTTTGATCCAAAGTCCGAAGGGCAGACCGAGGCGGTTGCCGATAGTGAACAGGCGTAAGGGGTGAAGGATGGCTGTCGTTGTTTTCGATGTTGAGCGGTTCCGTACTGTATTCCCTGCATTTTCGGATGAAGAACGGTATCCCGATGAAGCGTTAGAAATGTGTTTTGACACGGCTTGCGAGATTATCGGCAACGACGACGGCTGTGTGATTCCCTATGAGCCAGAAGCGGTTCCTCCGGTTAAGACCCGGGCGACGTTGCTGAATTTCCTGACGTGCCACATTGCAACGATGCAGTACGTTTGGGATGCCGATCAGGTTGCCCCGGTGGCAAATGCCACACAAGGCACTACGTCCGCTGGGTTCGCCATCAACCCCGCAGCAAAAGAATGGTGGGACAGCACCAAGTGCGGTGCGCAGGCGTGGGTTATTGCGAAGAGATACGCGGCGGGCGGCATCTACTACGGCGCGGAATACGTTCACATTGGCGGCTGACATGAAACTGACTTTTTCTGTTCGTAAGACAGGGAACGGTCTAGCGGCACTGAAGGCCAAATTGGACGGAAAAACGACACTTGTCGCCGGAGTTCTGAAGGGCTCAACGGCTGACGTAGACGATGGAAAAATTCACAAGACTGTCCCGGTTGCTCCTTACGCCGCGGCTAATGAGTTCGGCACGGAAAAGATTCCTCCGCGCCCCTTTTTGCGTACGACGTTCGCTGCAAAAGAGCAGGAGTGGCGAAAGGCTGTTTTTCTCGCCTTGCAGCGACGGGGTGTGGATCATCCGGAAATGGCGCTCAGGGACGTCGGCGGGCTTGTTCGAGGGGACATTGTCTCGACGATCCGCACCGGACATTTCACGCCTCTGTCGCCGAAGACGATTGAAGCAAAGCGTCGAAAAGGACGCCCGGAACCGGAAACACCGTTGATTGATACGGGGAGCCTTATTCGGTCTGTGGCCTATGAGGTAAGAAAGCGATGAACCTGCACCACATCACACGCGGGGCGATAAACGCCGTAACCAAAGATCAGCCGCTCACGCTGTACCGGGCTACGGGCGGATTCACCCGAACGGAAGACCTTGAGACCGTTCCCGAATTCTCGCGAGGGATTGAGGTACGAGGGCAGATTCAGAGCATCAAGCCCGATGACATTGTTCAGACCGAACGGGTGACGCAAGGGGCAGTCGTGCGCCGTTGCTATCTCTATTCGGAACGAAAGCCGAAAGAGCGACCGTGGGCAATGTGGCGGCCTTTGGGACGAGCCGGGGATTACCTCACGGATTCCTACGGCTCTCAATGGTATGTGGATGCCGTTCTCGAAGACTTTTCACAGGAGGGCTGGGTGAGCCTGCAGGTTATTTTGCAGCAGAGCCCGGTAAACCTGTCTGTCAGGATAAATGACGATGGCGAATGTTCCTGTAACCACTGTCGTTGACGCGGATGTCTACGGCGGAATTGAAGGCTTTTTGTTGGCCTACTCGGTGCCGACGTTGAAAAACGACGGGCGGCACGTTATCCCCAGCTACGTCAACGACCAAACGCTGCCGCCGGATGGCGGAGATTTCTGCGTTGTGAACCCCGTCACCGCGACGCGGCGGGGGACCAATGTTGAAGCGTGGAAACGGAAGGCGGATGACGACACACTGGATTACCTCGAATATCTCGAAACGACTTGGCAGATTGACTGCTACTCGGCCTCGCCGGTTCGGGCTATGCGAATGGCAACCACGCTCGAAACCACGATCAGAAGCCCCGTCGGTGTTGCTTTCTTCCGTCCGAAAAGCATCGACTGCCTTTTTGCTGACGCCCCGATCAATCTGAGCGGTTTGCTGGATTCCGGGAAATACGTGTCACGTTGGCAACTGACGGCGCACTTTGGTTATTGGAAGAAAGTAACGGTTAAATCCGAATACTTTGATTCTCTCCGAATCAATGTTGTAAACGTTGATTCAGCTTTTCCGCCGCAATGAGGCGGCTTTTAATTTTGAGGTAAAAAATGGCAATCAATGCGAATTACCTTGTTTCGCTGACGCCTCGCGCTATCACAGGCGGATCGAGCGACCTTCAGACGAACGGGCTTGTTTTGACCGAAAGCGAACTGTTGCCGACGAATCAGCCCGCGATGTCCTTCGGTTCGGCTTCCGGTGTCGCGAGTATTTTTGGGGCGGAATCCGCCGAAGCGGCCTTTGCTCAGCAGTATTTCACGGGCATTGTGAACCAACAGAAGTCCCCGAGCGCCCTCGTTATCGGGCGTCTGATTCTCAAGCCGGTGGCTGCTTGGCTGCGCTCTGCGCCGCTGACTGTAAAGCTTGCTGATCTTCAGAAGGTGAAGGACGGTGCTTTAAAGCTGATGGTGAACGGTTCCGTAGTGACGGCCACGGGTGTGGATTTCTCGAACGCGACGAGCTTCAGTCAGGCAGCTGTCCTCATTGCGGCCAAGATTGAAGGGGTTTCCGGAACGTATAACAGCGACCTCGGATCCATCATTCTGACGACCGAAACCACGGGGGATACTGCTACGCTCGACTATGCGGAAGTGTCGGAAAGCGGTACCGATCTGGGGACGTTGCTTGGATTCTCTAAGGCTTCCGGTGCGGTGGTTTCGCAGGGCTCCCAAGCCCTTACGCCTGCGGCCAATATGGCAGCCGTGGCGGACGTTACCCGCAACTGGAGCCAGTTCACCACGCTGACGGAAATCACTGATGAAGAAACCGCCAAGGCATTCGCGGCTTGGGCGGCTACAGAAAACGAAGAATATGCGTTCGTCTTTTGGAGTACCGACGCCAAGATGACGAACGTCCTCACGCAGAAGACGACGATTGCCGCCGCTCTCGCAAGTTATAACACGGTGTTGTGTCTCTTCGGTTCGGTCGAATATGCCGCCGCCGTGCTTGCTTTCCCGGCGGTGATTAAGTGGGATGCTGAACAAGGGATGTCCGTACTTTTCGGCAAGCGTGCAGTAGGTCTCTCTGCCAATGTGACGAAGCAGGCCGTAGCTGAGGCGCTGGATACTCTCAAGGTTACCTACTTAGGTAAGTTTGCCGCCCGGAACTCTTCTTACGAGATGTTCAATCGCGGGGAATTGCAGGGCACCAGTTTCGGTTTTTACGACACGATCATCGGCAATATTTGGCTGCGCTCCAAGATGCAGCGGGCTTGCCTTGACGGATATGCGTCCGTGCTGCGTACGCCTTACACCGAATCCGGAAAGTCGTTGATTGAGGCGTGGATTGCTGATCCTATCCGCGAAGCGAAGAAGGTCGGTGTGATTGATGACGGCGTGAAGTTGTCGGAAGCGCAGAAGGCGCAGATCACGCAGGAATTCGGCGAAGATATTTCTGTGGAGCTCTTCTCCAATGGATACAAACTCAAAATTGAAGACGCTGAAGCCAACGTGCGGGCGAAGCGCGAATCTCCGCCGATTTATTTTTACTACTGCTACGGCGGCAGTGTGCAGCGCCTGCAGATTCCGGTGACGCTTGTTTCGTAACAACGGCTTTTTGAAGAAGGCGGGGCGCGTCCCCGCTTTTTTGATGAGGATAGAAAATGACGAATGAAATCACGTCGGCTGACGTTGCCGCGACGATGACTATCGAAGACCTGTTTCCCGCCGGGTTCCGCCTGGAACAGTTCGGGGCTGACCAGGGCATCATGGGCGAACCGGTTCAGATTGCAGAACAGCACATGACGCTCGATGGACACCTTGTGGCCGGATACACACCGGCGGCGGCTCAGGTACAGGTAACGCTGGAACCTTCCAGCCCGTCCCTGCCGTACCTGCGGCAGCTTGTGCAGGCGATGCAGTCTCAGAAACGCATGTACCGCGTCGGGCTTAACGTCCGCGTCCGTGCTACCGGCACCAGCCATAACTTTATCGACGGCATTCTGCAGAGCGCCCCCCCGATGGCGTCTATTGGCAAGGTGCTTCAGCCGCAGACCTTTACCTTCATCTTTGAGCGCGTGGAGTAACCGATGCGTGAAGCGAAGAAAATCAAACTGAAGGACGGCGACAAGGAACTGACCTTTGTTATTACGCCTATGAGCGCCATTAAGGCTGAGGCGTGGATTTACAAGGCGTTGATTGCCGTCGGGCTTCCGGCTATGCCCAGCATGAACGAAATAAGCCCCGAGGGCATTATCCGGGCGCTGATGGCAAACAAGGCGTTGGACTTCGAGCGAATCAGTCCGTTGCTTGACGATCTGCTCGAATGTTGCGAGTGCTATCCCTCCGAGGGTGTGGCGGTCTCGGTAACGCCTGAAAACGTGTCTGGCTTGGTAGATTACCCGACCACGCTTTTTGCGTTGCGCGTGGCGTCCTTCATTCAGACGTTCGGTTTTTTCGGGGATGGCGGGCTGAAAAACTTCCTCGGGCAGGTGAGTGGCGTTCGGACTGCGCTCAAATAAGGGGAATCGCAGAGTTCAGCAATGTCCGGGCTTTAACTGGGCGGCTGATCTCTGCGGGCGTAGCGACAAAGCGGGAGCTGGATACGTTCTACTCGTTGCAGGACGCTATGGAGTTGGATGAAATCGCAACCCTGCGGTCATATCACCAATGGCTCGCAACAAAAGACGCGGGGAAATAAATGGCTGACGTAGTACAAGAATTGGTTATCGCCCTCGGTTTGGATTCGTCCAATCTGATGGGCGGTATCGATAAGGCCGTCGCCGCCGTCGGGGATGCGGTGGGCAGCACGACCGCCAAGACCAGCGCCGCCAGCAAAGAGGCGGCTAAATCATTGGAAGAAGTCGGACAGAAGGGGGAGGCCGCTGCTAGAAAGACAGGGGAAGCCTTTAAGGCCATCCTACCGGTTTTCCAAAATCTGCGGACGGCTACTCTCGGGCTTGTCGGCGCCTTCATCGGCGCAGGCACCGCCGGGAAGCTGTTCAGTAAGTACATCGACGAAGGCGACAAACTTACCAAACTGGCGCAGCAAACCGGTATTTCCGCCCGTGAGTTGGATGCATGGGGAAAGGCGAACGAGGCCGCAGGCGGCAGCGCTGAGGCGCTTCAGAACAGCTTGAAGGCTTTCTACGATTCTACGGGGCGACCGGCACAGGAGTTTTTCAAACTCGGCGAAAAAATCGAGGGGATGAGCAAGCGACAGGCTCAGGCGTTCTTACGTGCGCAGGGCGTTGCTTGGGATGCTATTCCTGTCTTTTTGAACGGACAGAAAGCCGCCGATCAGTTGGTTTCAAAGTACCGACGGACAGCCTTCACGGCTCAGGATGCTCGAAACGCCTCGAATTTCAAGACGGCGTGGATGGACTTCCGTGTGGCGGTTCAGGCAGTGGGGAATACCTTCCTGCGGATGCTTGTTCCGGCAATGACGAAGGTGCTGGACGTACTCTCCGAAATGGTGCGGTACGTTCTCGACAACATTCAGTTCTTTACGATTTTTGGGGGTGTGCTGGCTGCGGTTTTCGCCGTAAAGAACATTGAAGCAGTCAAGGCCGCTGCGCTTGCTGTTAAGGCGTTCGGCGTGTCGGTAAAGGGGGCGTTATTGCCTCTGACCGCAATAGCCGTAGGCGTCGGCATTGTGGCGGCTGCGCTGGATGATCTCATCACCTTCGCGCGTGGCGGAGACAGTATTTTCGGCACGTTGCTCGAAAAGTTCGGGATGGCTCCCGATGAAATCCGGGAGATACAGGACGCGCTAAACACCGTTGGCGACGCCTTCAAATCGCTGTTTAAAGCGGTCGAACCGATGCTGCGGGGAATCCTTACCCTCGGGGCGAAGATTATTTCTGTGGCGATCGTGCCGGTTATCAGTCTGCTTGCCGCAGTGGTGGCCGGAATTGTGAAGGTTTCCCAATGGGCAACGAAGGCCGGTGAGGCGATTATTGATGCCTTCTCAGAAGCCAAGGAAACGGTAAGCGGTTTCTTTGGGGCTATCGGAGAAACGTTGGTCGGTGCTTTCGGTACCGCCGTTGATGCCGTCCGATCTTTCTTCGCGAGTTGGTACGACATTTTTCTTTCACTCGTCATCGAACCGATTAAGAAGTCTTTCAAAGGACTTTTCGGGGGTCTGAAAGCGTTTTTCGGCTTCAGTTCGGACGACGGAGAGAAGACAGCGGCACCGAATCAAGTGCCGGTTTCCCGACAGGCTCAGGATGTGATGGAGCGTCGGAGCCAAACACCGCAGGGGACGCAGGTTGAGACAAACGCCACCGTCAACGTGACGAACAACATCCAAACGCGCGACAACCCCAAGGCCGTAGGGGAAGCCGTCGGACGTTCGGTGGAAGGTGGGGCGGAACGCGTAGGGAATCTTACGTCGCAGTCCATGCGCGGCGTCTTTCTGAAGTGAGGCACAAATGGCACGGTTGGAAAAAATCACTTTCGGAAACTGGGCGCTGCTTGGGGCGGACGGGATGCGAATTTGTGACTATGAGGGAATTTTGGAGGTTATCCGCGCGTCCAGCTCTCAAGTCATTACCGAACCAATCGAGGGCGGCGAACTGGCAGCTTTTAACAAGGTGCAGCAGCCGGACGCCGTTCGGGTGACGCTCTCCCTGGGCGGCGACCCGGCTGAACAGAGTGCCGCTCTCGAAAGGCTAAAACGTCTCAAGAAAGGGACGGGCAGCGACTACCTTTGCATGCTCGTCTCTCCTGCCGACGTTGTGGATTCTTTGGCGTTGGAAAGTATCGGGCAAAGCCACAGTGCTCAGAACGGAGCAACGCTGCTTGTTGTGGAGTTGTCCTTTATCCGAATCCGCGCCGTTCAAACAACTACGGCAAAAGTGCAGTGGACACCCGCAAGGGCTACCAGTGCTGAACCGGTAAACGCAGGACGAACACAGAGTTATGCCTACAAAAACTTACTCGGCTCTTCGGCTTAGTCCGCTTCCGAACCAGTCCGTTCAGACGGTAATCAACGGACAGTCTTTTGTGATCCATATCCGGCAAATTGGGGCGAGTCTTTTTACCTCTACAAACGTTGACGGTGAACAAATCACCGAAACCGTTAGAGCGACCGATGGCGGAAGCCTGACGCCGTGGCCTCATTCAGCGGTGAAAACCGACTTGCGCTGGATAGATACCGTAGGGCATGAGCCGCCAAATTACGCGGGCCTTGGGGATCGTTGGCTGATTGTTTTTGAGGATTCGACCGATGGCGAACAGCTACAGTGAGAAAACAATCCGCGTCACGATTACCATCGACGACGGCACCGGAGCGGGGACGCAGGAGACATTTGAGGGTTTTGCGACACGCGTTCACGTTCAAAAGCAAGGGACGCCGGAACTTCCGAAAGCGACTGTTGACCTGTATGGGCTTTCAGAGGCGCGGATGGCAGAACTCACAATGCTCTCGTTTGACGCTCTGAGTCTGCGCCGCAACGTGATTGAAATTGCAGCCGGGGAGCGCGGAAAAGCGCTTTCCGTCATCTTTCAGGGAGAAATTTCGAACGCTTCGCCGGACTTCAATGCAGCCCCATCCCCGGTTATGCACATTGAGGCGATTACGGCGGCCTACCCGAAACTGATCCCCCTCTCGCCGGTAGCGGTAAACGGGACGCAGACGGCGGCAACGCTTTGCGCCACCTTTGCCGAACAGGCGGGGATGACGTTTAAAAATGAGGGTGTGACGGCATCGGTGACGAACTGTGTCATCAATGGTGACCCGATCAGCAAAATGCAGTGGGTGGCCGATTCGGTGGGGGCGGATTTAATCATCGACGATAAGACCGTTGTCCTGATTCCGCGTCAGGCGGTACGAGGCGGTTTGATGGCCGTACAGGCGATTAACCCGGAAACGGGCGAAATCGGATACCCAACGTTTGACAGTATGGGCATCCGCTGTACGTGTTTTTTCCGCCCTGATTTGATGGTTGCCGGTTATTGCAAGATAGAAAGCGCATTGCCTCGCGCAAACGGCATTTGGAAGATTTACAGCGTGACGCATGATCTTGCGGCGTATTGCCCCGGCGGAGGGGCTTGGCGCTCAACGATTGCGGCGACGTGGATGGAGAACGCTTAAATGGCGCAAGGGATGAAGCTTCCTGCCCGAATGGCGGACTTTGCAAGTGAGTACAACGGGCTTGTTTTTTTGGTTCGTCAGATCATCAGCCAATCTGTTAGCACCGCCATTCCTGTTCGGGTTGATAAGGTGGAACGTAACGGAGAGGATGGCCGTGCCGGGTACCTGAGTGCAACGCCGCTCATCGGGCAACGTGATGCCGAAGGTAATCTGCTACCGCCTGTGTCCATCCCGCGTCTGCCTTACTTTCGGCTACAGCACGGCACGGCGGCCATTATTTGCGACCCTGCGCCCGGGGATGTCGGATTAGCTGTTTTTGCTCAGTCTGACTGTTCGCGGTTGGATGGCTGTACCGAACCGGTTACGCCCGGCAGCTTCCGTTCTTTCGATATGTCGGACGGGTTTTACATCGGTGGCTTTTGGGGTAAGACGCCGGAAACGTTCATCCATATTGAGCAAAGCGGGGCGGTTCATGTAAAGGCGAAGACCGTCACAACGGACTGCGAAATCGCTACGACGAACTGCCAACAGGCCACGGTTAATGCGGACACTCACGCCGACATAAAGGCACCAGAAACGAAAATTGACGGGAAGCTGACGGTGACGGGACTGATTACCGGCAGCGGCGGCCTCGCAATCTCCGGCGGTAACGGTGCGGAAGTGTCCGGCAATCTCAGCACTACCGGTGACGTGAAAGCGGGCGGGATCAGCCTGCAAAACCATACTCATCCGGGCGTGCAGGGCGGTTCTTCGAGTACAGGGAAAGCACAATGACAAACTCTCTGACACCGGATTTAGGCACCGATTGGGATTTTCACGTCGGGGCAGACGGAAATTTAAAGATGAAGCGCGGGGCGGAAGGGATTGCCCAAAACGTCGCGTGCGAAGGGCGCTGCTTCAAGGGTGGCTGCTGCTTTTTTCAAGAGCACGGTATTGATTGGCTGTCGGACGCCTTAGGGTTGAAATTCCAGAAATCGATTATCGCCGTTCGGCTGCGGGAGGCGGCACAGACCGTACAGGGCGTAAAGACCGTTGAAAGAATCATTGTGAACGCCTTAGACCTTGACACCCGCACCGTTACCGGGGAAATTCAGATTACAACGGAGGATGACGAGAATGTCACAGCTCGAATTTGATTCCGAAAAGGGCGTCGTCATTCCAACGACGCAGGAAATACGCGAAGACATAGCCGTCAAAATTAAGACGGCTTTTTCGTCCGGGGACGCTGAGACGGAATTGAACACCGATCCGGCCAGCCCGATGGGGCAGGTTGTAGACGCTCTGACGGCGGAAATCGAAGCGAAGAACGCGGAAATTGCTTTTCTCGCCAATCAGTTCTCGATGCTTCAGGCGTCGGGGACGTACCTTGACGCATTGGCCTCACTCTATTTCATTACCCGCAAGGTCTCAGAGCCGACTATTGTTCAAGTGCTTTGCACGGGGCTTGTGGGAACGCAGATACCTTTCGGGGCAATCGTTCAGGATACGAACGGGAACAAATACCGGTGCCTACAGACTTCCGGAACGACGATACCCGGAAGCGGTTCACAGCTTATCAACTTCAGCGCGGTTGAACATGGGGCGCTTCAGGTGCAGCCGGAAGCCGTGACGAAGATCGTTACTACCGTTCCCGGTTGGGACAAGGTGACGAATCCGGCGGCGGGGGTTATCGGCCGAGATCGTGAAAGCGACGCCGAGCTGTTGGAACGCGTGCGGAATTCCGTCGCGTACAACAGTCACGGCACCGTCTCGGCGCTTGAGGCCGCTTTAGCGAATCTGGACGGCGTTATCGATACGGCTGTTCTGGAGAACTACGGCAGCGAGGAAAAAACGCTGTTCGGCGTGTCCGTTCCCGGGCACTCTATCGCCGTTTGTGTTGCGGGCGGGAATGACGAGGCGATTGCCGAAGCGATTTACCGAAAGAAGGACGCCGGATGTGGAATGGTGGGCAGCCATCAGGTGACGTACACCGACAAGGAAGCGAGCAACGCTAAGTACGGCTACCCGATCATTGTTCCGACGGCGACGAATGTCTTTGTTCGGGTGACGCTCTTCACCACGTCAGTAGATGCCGCGATGCAGGAAAAGATCGTAGGGGCGATTGTTTCGGATGCCGCCGGGCAGGGTTCAAATGACCGGGTCGGATTGGCGCAGACGCTGTACGGCTCTCGATTTTGGGGCGCGGTGTTGGCACAGACCTCTATCCCGATTAAGTCGATTCAGGTTGCTTTGGGCAAGGCGTCCGGGTTCTCCGATTCCGTGACGATTAACGCCGACGTGGAGCCGGTAATTGCCGCCGCCACGGTATCGGTGGCCTTTGCGGGGTAAGACATGACGACCACGACACAGACTTGGTTGGATATTCTCAGCGCAAACGACTTTAAAGGCATTACGGACGTTCCGAGCCTTGTGAGTATTGCGATTCAGCCGCAGTACTCCCACTCGCAAAAGCTGGGGGCGCTCTGCGCGTTGTTTCAGGCGGAGATCGATGCTACGCCTCAACTGAAGCAGGTTCTCGCGACGATTGCCGATCCGAACACGGCTGCGGGCGGCTTTTTGGATTGGTGGGGCGTCCGGGTAGGTGCGGAACGTCATGTGACGATAGACGGTGCGCCGGTTCGATTGGACGATGAAACCTATCGCTTTCTAATCTTTTATCGGGCGTTGGCGAATATCTCTGACGCCTCAGCCGCCACGATGAACAGCCTTTTAAAGCGGCTGATCGGACTTCCGGTTTTCGTCATTGACAATCTCGATATGACGGTAAGCGTTCGGGTGCTGGGGAATCCGTCGGATTTGCAAATCGTGATTCTCAGCCAGTACGGGCTACTGAGCCGAGGAGCTGGGGTCGGATACAACATCATCGTACAGAACCCGGATACGTTGATTTTCGGCTTTAAGGGGTCGGGGCTGATGCCTTTCAATCAAGGGGTGTTCAACCAGATAAAACAGATCGGCATTTGAGAGAAAAAGCAAAACCCGCAGGAGTTCACGGCTCTTGCGGGTTTTTCATTGAAAGAACCTAAGAAAATTGAGGCGAATGATGGCATCGAATTACCCAAAATATTTGCTCTCGTCGGTAATGGCCGCTAAGGGCGACAGTACTATCCCGCCAGCTACGGCTTCCGAAGCGGGCGATGGGCGTCTCAGCCAGGAGAACGGCTGGGGGGCTGAAACTTCGACACCGCTAGAACAGGGAGGCGTCGCGCCGCGCCGGGAAGACTTCAACGGCATGACGCTGCTCTTTTCTCAGTTCCTGTTGTGGTACCAGCAGGGCGGGCTGATGAACTACTCCAGTAAACTGCCGTACGAGGCAGGTAATGAAGTATTGTTAAACAGCGTTAAATATAGAGCAATTCAGAATAATGGCGGCACCCTTGCGGCGGTAGTGCCCGGCACCGATCCGACGGTTTGGCGGAACATGGACGCCAATGTACCAGCGGGGGCGGTGATGCCGTTTGCGAATGTCCGGCTCGGCGGTTCTGATGGACGTCGTCCGATTTTTTGGGGAGCCACGCAGGCCGACGAAGGCTGGGTGCTTTGTGACGGCGGCACTGCCTACGGTTCGGTCAAAGCTCCGAATCTCATCGGAAGATTTATCCGAGGTGATTCCGTGGATAACGCCGGGGGTACCGGCGGGGAGAATTCCGTCACCTTGTCAGCGGCGCAGATGCCGAAGCACACCCACACCATTACGGTGACGACGTCGGGGGCGCACACCCACGGGCGCGGAACAATGGAAATTACCGGGACAGGTATTCGCCTGCAGCATGACCGTACTTACGGCGTTATGTCAGGAGGGGCGCTTTATACAACGGTTTATGGCGGTGGAAGAACAGATGGCGGAAACGGACACGATTGGTGTTCAGTTTTGAATTTTCAGGCTTCACGCGCTTGGACGGGAGAGACATCAAACGCTGGATCTCACACCCACACAGCGACTTGTTCGTCGGCGGGCGGAAATGACGGCGGAACCGCTAAGGTTTCAACGGTGCCGCCTTATTACAACCTTGCGTTCTTTGTAAAACTTCCTGAGGGGTAACGATGGCGAAGTTTGATTTTCATTTTGTCCCTACGCCGACAGGGGAGATTTCTGGGCAAGACGTGCTGAAGCAGACGGAGGACGGAATCAACGGCGTCGGGGCAATGGCGGCGCAGTCTGAAGATTATTCGTCGGAAGCCCTCGCTAAGGCGAAGCAGGCGGTAGAAACGGCCAATAACGCCCAGTCTGCGGCAAGCAATGCGACGGCGGAGGCGGAAGCCGCGCAGGAAAAAGTAAACACGCTGGCGAAGGTTGTCGCCGGATACGATGAAAAGATTTCGGACGCGGTGACGGCGGCTCAGGGGGCTGTAACAACGGCAAACGGGGCGGCGTCTTCGGCTACGGCAGCTCATGACGCAGCGGATAAGGCGGCGCAGGCAGCCAAGGCCTCACAAGCCGCTTCGGAAAAATCCGCAGAGCAGGCAGAAACGGCTGCGGCCAATGCCGCCGAGGCTATCGGTGAGGCTGCGAAGGCGGCCGCATCGGCGAGCGAAGCGCAGGCGGCAGCTGAGACAGCCCGTGGTGAGGCGCAGACGGCTCAATCGGCCGCCAGTGACAGCGCGGCCACGGCCAAAGAAGCTGTCGCGAATTGTTACGCGCTGCGTGTGACTTCGAGGACTTTGACGGACGGCGGGACGGTTCCGGTCAGTGCGTTGTCGCCGCAGAGAGGGGTGAAAGCGGGTGATCAGATCGTTGACGCTGTGGCGAATGTCTTCGAAATCACAGAGATTACTCAGGAAGACGACGCCCCTATTTGTACTGTTGCAAAGACGGGTTTCCTTTTTGTTCAAGCGGTGAGCTATGCGACGGCACAGAACCTCACCGAAGGACAGCAAAAACAGGCGCAAGAAAACATTGGACTTCCGGCCTTTTTCTCTGGGGTCATATCAGCTAACGGAGGCAAGGTACCCACATGAACGAATACAACTTTGAAATTCTTCAGGGTTCGGATAAGCAGTTGATTTTGGCGCTTACCGGGGAAGACGCGGACGGGAACAAGATTGTCTACGACCTACAGGGACATACCGCAGCGATGCAGATACGAACGGCGACTTATGCCGCAGAGGCTGTGGATACGCTCACGACCGCGAACGGGCGGTTGGTGATTGATCCGGACGCGGGAAAGATCACCGTCAATTTTCCTCACGATGTCACTGAAAAGTATCCGGTGCGCAGCCTTGTCTATGACCTCGAAATCAAGAATGCCTCCGAAGAAATAACCCGCATCCTGGCAGGGAAAATCAAGGTGACGCCGGAGGTTACTCGTGTCCAATCCGAAGAAATGTGACTGCAAGATATTGACGGTCACCGTAGAAGAAAAGGTGTTTTGCGTGTCCGTCGCTCATCGTCAGAAGACTCCGGTTATTGAGGTGCATATCCCCGGCTTGCGGGGCGCTTCGGCACTGGATAAGCCTTTTGATGAAGACCCGGTGGAAGTTTATTTAAAAGCAAGAGGAGCCAAGTATGGCAACGAAAACGAGCAGTGAACAAATCTCTCTTTTAGCACAGACTGTCGGTACTGACATTAAGCAGCTGTTGGCTACTGTCGGCGATACGTCCAAACTCACGACAACCGCGAAAGCGTCCCTTGTCGTGGCGATCAACGAACTGAAGGCGTCGCTTAATTCCATTGATCTGACGAAGATCATTGACGACGCCAAAACGGCCACAAACCTCACGTGGAGTTCTACGCAGATCAACACGGCGATTAACGCCGCCGTGGCCGCCTTGGTGAACGGTGCGCCGGAAGCGTTGGATACCTTGAAAGAATTGGGCGACGCCATTGCGACGAACCAGAGCGCGATTGAGGCCCTGCAGACGATTGCTTCCGGTCACGTTAAGTACGACGCCGCGCAGACCTTAACGACGGAACAAAAGACGCAAGCACGCGCCAACATTGACGCCGCCTCGACGGCAGAAGTTGCGGCCGCCAAGAAGGCAGGTACCGATGCCCAGGCGACGGCCAACACCAACAAAAAGTCCATCGGCACGATGGCGAACCTCAAAACGACAGCGAAATCGTCGTTGGTGGAAGCCACCAATGAAGTGAAGGGCGTAGCTGATGCGGCTAAGACGGCTGCGGCTACTGCCGACAGTAAGGCAGTGGCGGCAAAGAGTGCAGCGGACGCGGCGCAGAAAGACGCGGACGATTTAGCGGCAGCCATTGGTGATACCGGTACCGACTATGTGGCCGTTTACGAAGCGGCTCGCAACGGCACGGCGTCTTGAGGTGATCTATGACGATGGACGCTAGTGTGAGGGCGGCCTTTCGTCAGGTCGCTGTTGATCAACTTGCCCAAGACATGGATTTCAACGAGAAACTCAAGGCAATAAGCGGCTCCGGAGACGCTCACGCCGTCGCGGTTCAACAACTTATCGGGTTTTACAACGGCTACAAGGGTGAATCCCTGGATTATCGGGATTATCTGACGTTGACGGACGCGGAAGTTTCGGCGGCGTGGTACGCCTTCGGTACCGCATATCTGGGGAAATAAATGGCAACACAGCCGGATATGAGCGCCGTCGGCGCTGACATTCGGGCGCAGATTGCAAAGAGAGCGCCTTTGGCCAACCCGTCATTTACAGGGACGCCGAAGGCACCGACGGCCAAAACAGGGACAAAAACCACTCAGTTGGCGACGACGGCTTTTGTTTACGCGGCAATCAGCGCTCTTTACACACAGGTGATTACAACGAACGGCGGGACGGTTCCCGCCTAACGGAGGTTTTTATGGCTACTGAAGTAGAACTTTTTAACGCAGCGGTGGTTTCTGCGCTGCCACACGGGATGATTGTGGCACACGCTGGTAAAACGGTTCCGGACGGCTTTCTTTTGTGCAATGGTGCAGCGGTGTCCCGAAAAACGTATGCGAAGCTTTTCGAGGCCATCGGGGAACTTTGGGGCGCGGGGGACGGCTCGACCACCTTCAATTTACCGGATTCTGATGGGCGGGTGCTGCAGGGTGCGACCGACGTGTCAAAGGTCGGAAAGTATCTCGAGGCGGGATTACCGAACATCACGGGATACGCAAAACTCCGCGGAAATGAAGAGACCTACTTCAAATTGGAGTACTCGACAGGTAGTGGTGCTTTCGTATTTTCAGGAACAAATAGCCTGGTGCATAATTATTCCAGAACCGATGGACGGGAATTAGGCGTCGATCTAATTGAATTTGATGCAAGCAAATCGGAAGCCACATATTCAGGCTCTAGTGTGCAGGT